ATTATAGCATTTGATGTATCACCTGTGCTTTTTATTAATATACCCTCATCCCCACTATCGGTGTGAATGTGGAGATTGTTATTTGGATTATTTGTGCCGATACCCACGTCACCAGTGAATGAACTTACTCCTGTTCCACCAGTAACAATTGAACCAAAAGAACCAGTTGAAGTTAGTGAACCACTTACCCCTCCTTCAGGTGTAATTGATAATGAGGAACCCGTAGCTTCTATAGAGCCAGTAAATCTATGATTGTCGTCTAATGTATCACCAAACTTATTAGAACCGCTAGCAAACACCACACTAGCTGATGTAAATTCCGTATGAAATTCTCTTGCGAAAATAGAGCCTGATGTTGATATGTCACCTGTGGCTGTAATCGTGGTCGCTGATAAATTGGTAGCAGTTAAAGTAGCTCCGCTAAAAGTTAAATCTGAATCTTCGGATAGTAATCCATTTGTTCCGTAGATAGCAACCCTACCTGATGTTTGATTGTCAGCGGTCAATGTATTTGCTCTGAATCCATGCGCACCGATATCTAAATTTCCCCCAGCGGTCAGAGATGTTATGCCATCAATTGTTCCTCCATCGATATCAAAATTACTTCCCTCAATCTCTACAGAACCAGCGGTTAATTTACCACCCAATGTAAAGGCGCCGATGTTTGTCGAATTCACAGTAGTTGATACAACGTTACCAAAAGATGCGGTGGATATTAATGAACTCGTTATATCACCAATCGCTTCTATGCTCGAACCGCTACCAACTATTTTGACCGTTCCGAAAGAACCTGTTGAGGTAATTGAACCACTAATATTTGGAGCATTTTCAACCGTGGAACCACTAATCAAAGCGTTTGCCACAGGCCCTAAAGTGCCCTCCAATATCCCATTAAGGTGGGTAGCATTTACACTACCAAAAGAACCAGTTGAAATTAATGAGCCAGATACATCTCCAACAAAATCTAAGGATGAGCCTGAATCATTTAACGTTAATCTTCCAAACGAAGCGGTTGATGCGTAAGGTGAATTAATATCCGTAAAATAACTTAACTTAGAGGATGAAATCTGAGCGCTATCGGCTATGTGAATATTTTCTATCGAATTTGTTCTTATAAATTGTGATTCACCTGTGATTATACCATAAAATTTTGTATTAGCATCCGGCGCCTCACTAAAAACTATTCGTGAACCACTCATCGTATAGGCTTCATTGGCGTGTTGTAATACACCACCTAAAGTTATCAAAACATTAGCGGCGTCAGGTTGTTGCTCTGTTGCACCAACACTACAGGTGAATTCTGTTTGACTACCATCAAAAGATTGAGAAATCTCATCCATCAATGCGAATTGTCCACTATTCGTTGGTGTTCTACCTATATATGGCATTTAAATAATCTCCTTATCCTAAAGCTATTGCTAATGCGGTCGCATCATCAACGGTTGCGAAACCTGAGCCAGTAAACGAACCTGAAAATGACCCACTTGCTGATGATAAATATAAACCACCTACAATTTCGTTATTTCCCTGAGAATCCACTTTTAAACTAGCGGATGTAATTGTTAAACTACCCGTTGATTCGATTGAGCCAGTAAATCTATGTATATCATCTTGCGTATCACCTAATTTTGTGCTACCACTGGCAAAAATAATTGATGCACTTACAAATTCTGTGTGGAATTCTCTGGCTGTGATTGAACCTGATGTCGAAATATTGCCACCGACCTCTAAGTTACCTGTTACATCTAAATCTGTAAAGGCTAGTGTCCCTTGCACTTTATCAGCAACCACCAATGAACCAAATGAACCTGTTGAAGTTATCGAGCCACTTACGTTTCCAGCCTGAATTGTGGTCGATGATATATTTGTAGCGGTTAATGTCGCTCCGCTAAATGTTAAATCTGAATCCTCTGATAGTAATCCGTTGCTACCATATATTGCTACACGTCCAGAAGTCTGATTATCGGCGGTGAGAGTATTTGCTCTAAATCCATGTGCGCCAATATCTAAATTTCCTCCAGCAGTTAAGGTTACGATATTACTCAACGTACCACCAACGGCGTTAACATTTGTTACGTTTAGAGTTCCAAATGAAGCTGTTGAAATAAGTGAGCTACTAACATCTCCTATCAACTCTAAAGTTGAACCGCTACCATTTATTTTTACGTTACCAAATGAACCAGTCGATAGTAATGAACCACTAACGTTGGCTGCGTTCACAACCGCCGAACCACTAATCAATGTATTTAACGCACTACCTAAAGTTACCAAACCAGTTGCTGAGGTTATTGAATTTTGTGTGGCGGTTTGTATGGTTCCAAATAAATCTGTGCTTGTAACTTTTCCAAATGAGCCAGTTGAAATTAGTGAGCTAGTTAGATTACCAACTATCTCTAACGCTTTTGAACCCGAATCATTGATAATCGCTCTTCCGAATGAACCTGTTGAGGATATTGAACCACTTATCTTAGTTGCGCTAATATTTGCTAGAATGTCACCATCATCTTTTACAATGACATCGCCACCATCAGCATTTAATTCTATATCTCCAGCCACATCAACAGTCAAATCACCTGTGCTTAAATCTATTTCGGTTCCGTCTATCGTAATATTATCTATGGTGACTCCACCATCAAACTTAGCCGATGGTGCTTCGAAATCGACGCTTGAAGTTATTGTCGTTCCTATGTGTCTGTATTTGATGTTTGCTACGCTTCCTCCGTCACCAAATAAAATACCTGACCCATCTATATCTGAACTATTTGTGCTTCCGCTTGACACCGTTATGGTCGCCGCCTGAACATCCAATCCAGCGACCGTATTGTTTGTTGTTGTACCGACAACAGTTAAGTTACCTGCGATAGTTACATCACTACCTGAGAAAATTGTTTCCTCAACCTTAACCCTAGCATTAGTTGAGACAATCTGAAAATCATTAGATGCGTGGTCAGCTGTTAAATTACCACTTATTGTTTGACTACCATTTACATCTAAATTACCATCAACAATTACCCCACTCAAAGTTCCAAAATTACCTCTACCAAACGATGCGCTTGATAATGATGAGCCAGTTATATGACCTATCATTTCTATAGCTGATGCTGAATTGATTAATATCAATTTACCAAAAGAGCCAGTTGATGTTAAGGAACCGCTCACATCAGCAGCGTTCACAACCGCTGAACCACTAATTAAGGTATTAAGTGAACTTCCTAAAGTGACTAAACCAGTAGCGGATGTAATGGAATTCTGAGCTGCTGTTTTTATTGTTCCATATACTTCCGTACTATTAATGTTTGTGGCGTTTACTGCGCCAAATGAAGCCGATGATATTAAGGAACTAGATACATTTCCAATCATCTCAATCGCTGGTAATGAACTCGAACCAGCTAAAATTATTCTACCAAAAGAACCAGTTGATGTTAGTGAACCACTAACTTTTGTGGACGATATGTTTAATAGTGAATCACCATCATCCTTTATATTTACGTCTCCTCCATCAGCATTTATCTCAACATCACCATCGACATCTATTGTTAAATTGCCTGAGGATAAATCTATTTCGGTTCCATCTATTGTGATATTATCAATCGTTACCCCACCATCTGCGTCTAATGAACCAACTGATACCGCGCCTGGAGTGACAATCGAACCAAAGGATGCCGTTGATGTTAGTGAACCACTAACTCCCCCTACAGGTGTAACCGATAATAAAGAGCCTGTAACTTCTATCGAACCAGTAAATCTGTGAACATCATCCTGACTATCACCAAATTTATTACTACCACTAGCGAAAACAACACTAGCGGATGTGAACTCTGTATGAAACTCCCTTGCAAAAACAGAGCCAGATGTCGAAATATCTCCTGTGGCATTTATCGTTGTGGTCGTTAAAGTTGTACTAACTAAATCTGTAGCTGTGACATCCGTTGCGTTTACATTTGTTGTGTTGAGTGTTCCAAAAGATGCGCTTGATATTAACGAACTTGAAACATCTCCAATTAATTCTAAGCTTGAACCACTTCCATTAATTTTAACATTTCCGAATGAGCCAGTAGAAATGAGTGAACCACTTATGTTTCCTGAATTTATATTGGTAGCCGTTAAAGTATTTCCTGAAAATGATAAATCACTATCCTCTGTTAATAATCCATTACTACCATAGATAGCAACTCTTCCAGAGGTTTGTGCATCAGCAGTTAAAGTATTCGCTCTAAATCCATGTGCTCCAATATCTAAATCACCACCAGCCGTCAATGTTGTAATGTTTGTAAGTTCACCTCCAGCAGCGTTGACGTTTGTGACATTAACCGACCCAAATGATGCGGTTGAAATCAAAGAGCTAGATATATTACCGATAGCCTCAATGCTTGAACCGCTACCTAATAAATTTACAGTTCCAAATGAACCTGTTGATGTTAGAGAACCACTTACGTTGGCGGCGTTGACCACCGCTGAACCACTAATGAGAGCATTTAAATCACTACCTAAGGTAATCAAACCTGTGGCTGATGTTATAGAATTTTGAGTAGCAGTTTTTACTGTTCCATAAAGTTCAGTAGCGTTAACGTTAGTAACGTTTGCTGCGCCAAATGAAGCGCTTGATATTAATGAACTACTTACGTTTCCAATCATTTCTATCGCAGAAGCTGAACCCACTAAGTTAAGTTTACCAAAAGAACCTGTAGAGGTTAAGGAACCACTAACATTAGCTGCGTTTACAACCGCCGAACCGCTTATTAAAGCATTTAAAGAACTTCCTAAAGTTACCAAACCTGTGGCTGATGTTATAGAATTTTGTGCGGCGGTTTTTATCGTTCCATAAAGTTCGGTAGCGTTAACGTTAGTAACGTTTGCTGCACCAAATGAAGCGGTGGAAATCAACGAACTACTCACATCACCTATTAATTCTAAAGTTGAACCACTACCATTAATTTTTACATTTCCGAATGAACCAGTCGATAGTAATGAACCACTAACTTTTGTTGAGGATACGTTTAATAATACAACGTCATCATCCTTAACATCTACACTACCACCATCAGCGTTCAACTCAATATTACCATCCACATCAATGGTTAGATTACCGCTACTTAAATCTATTTCAGTCCCATCAATTGTTATATTATCAATCGTAACACCACCATCAGCATCTAAACTTGTTGCTGTGGTCGCCCCTAATGTCGTAGCACCTAATGTGGATTGACCTGGTACAACTAATGAACCAAATGAGGAGGTTGATATTAACGAACCACTAACCCCACCACCGACAAATTTAACAAAACTGGCGCTTAACTCACCTCTAAATGAACCACTAATATCACTAGCTAACTGTGCTGAACTACTAACTAATGTTCTTAATCCACTCTCATCTTGCCCTTGCGAATTTTGACCTGTATGGATAGCCCAACCCATAAATTGGTGACTTGAACATTGATAATAAATTATTTGTGGACTATCTTTGTCAATCTTTAAAGTGATTACATTTCCAGCGACCGATACGTGACTGCTTGGGTCATATTGTGTTGTTTTAGCAGCATCAAAGTAAAATCTTATTGGATGAGAGGAGGCCCCACTATAATCAAATTTATAATAACCCTCAGTTAAATATAGGAAAGGAGTTTCAACCCCATCAATAACATATCCATTACCTGAACCGCTATCATAGTATGGATGGTTTGTTGTTTTGGATGCGGCTAATGCAGTAAATGTATGAGCACTACCTGGCGCTATGACTGGTCCCTCTGATGCTCTAGCTAAGTAATTAAACCCTTTAACTGGCTCTCTACTTAACTCAAAACTGCCTGAACTCTCTATTGAGCCTGTAAATCTATGAACATCATCTTGGGTATCACCAAATTGTGTCGAACCGCTTGAAAATATTATTGATGAATTTACAAACTCTGTTCTAAATTCTCTAGCTATTATAGACCCGCTGGTTTCTATATTGCCAGATACTTGTAAATTACCTGTGGCTCCTATGTCCCCAACTACTCTCAGGCTTTCACCATTTAATTGGGTGGTTCCAATACCAACTCCACCATCGGCATAAATCGTGCTTAAAGAAGATGTTCCAACTGAATCTATGGCAGAGCCAGAGTCTACTAAAGTTAATCTACCAAAAGAGGCAGTAGATGTTATAGAGCCAGTTACATTACCTACTTTTAAACTACCTGTTAATTGTTTACCTTTGATAATAGCCATTAATATTCCTTAAGAATTAAATTTTCCGTGTGCAATAATCTCATCACTAGCCTCTAATTCGTAACCTATGCTATCCGTATCAATCTTTAAGTGAAATAATACTGCGGTTTTTTGTTCTATTTCTAATGCGTCGTGTTCCATATATTGTCCATTGATAAAAAATGTAAAATCTGTTTCTGTAGTGGCGGTCATGCCAGTCGGAGCTGAAGCTGTAACCGCTGTAAAACTGGCGGTGTCGGAGCCAGTTATCGACAATGATTTTTTTACAAAATTCTTCCTTAAATAATCTGCGCCGGATGATGTCACGCTACCTGATATTTTAGCATCAACATATGCCTTTGAAGTTGATGAACCAGCGGCAGTTGGACTTGCTGGCAAACCCAAAACCTCACCATCACCACTAAATGTTAGATTGGCTGCGCTAGCCATCGTAGAGGTAGCTAATGATGTTATTGTTTTATTTGTCAAAGTATCAGTAGTTGAAACACCAACTATATTTATGTTACTACCAGCTGCATTATCTATCGCCCATCTTGTCTCTGAATGGTCAAACACTAATTGTGCATTTGTAGCACCACTTCTTCCAACCCTTAATCCAGCGTCGGCTGAGGCTAAAGCAGTTGAACCTGAGAAATTTAAATCTATTATTGGGTCTTGTACGGTAAATTGTTCTACATTTTGAATGGATTGTGAACCCTGCACAATTAAGTCACCGTGAATCTTAATGCTACCGCTTTGAACACTACCAGTCGTTAAAAATTCTATGGCTGGATTATTACGACTATCCCTTATAAAACTTGGGTCACCAGACATACTAATCTGTCCGACCTGCAAAGTATGGTCAGAACCCATATCTAAACTACCTGTTCCTAAATTAGCAATTGAAATTGTTGTAAATTCAGGTTCAAATCTACTCGTTATGGAGCTAGTTGTTGGGGATGTTTGAAAAACCAAACTTCCTGTTTGTGGAACTTGTGCTTGTCTCGTTAAATCTATTAATGACATTTAACTACTCTCCAATTGAAATCTTATATTAACTCTGTCAGGTTCTCCAGTGCCAGATTGGGTTGGTATACCCTCAAATACTGAGCCTGTTATCAACGTAATTCCCAATCCAAATTCATCTCCTAGTTGTCTTTTTCGTATTCTAACTTTTGTTTGACTCGAATCTATCTGAAAATCAGCACTTGAACTATCGGTTTGGTCAATGTTTGAAATCTGACTAACACCATTAACATTGACTTTCACCGAACCATTTCTAATTCTAAAACCGCTAGGTATTGTTGGCGCGAATTGTTGGTAATAAATATTCGATAACTCAACTTCTGATAAAGTAAATGATTGAAACTTAGTATTGAATCTCTCATTACCACTTTGTTGATTTATTACATTATCATCTTGTCTAGCTGAACCCAAATTAACATTATTAAGGGTAAAAGGTAGTTTCTCACTACCGCTATCTCTAAAATTTATTATGTCTCCATCAAATTTCGACTCACTTACAGGAGTCATAAACTTTCTAATTGAGCCTTTTAAACCCTCTAATGCCTGCCTAGCCATCTTATTCTATGGCCTGTTGAAAATTCATTATTATTTTATCGTCTTCTTTCAAAGTGATACCTGAGCCAGACCTTTGTGCGAATATGACTATATCTTTTAATGAGCTAGAAATAAAAAAATCAAACGTATTTGTTATATCTTTTTGATTTGTTTGTTCTGATAATAAATTTAATCCATTCACCTGTAAGTCTAATGAGCCTGTTTGAATAACAAAGCCAGAATCAAATGTTGGTTGAAAGACGGAGCCAGAACTACTTCCTGTAATCATCGCAGATGATGATTGACTACCTGAAAAAAATTGTGTTTTATTCATATAGATTCCATTTCCAGAGCTCAAACTCACAACCGCTTTATCATCTTTTGATGAGGTAGGAGAACCTCCACCCCTCATAACATAAAAAGTGTCACCTCCAAACGTATTGGTAAACTCTAAATCTTGTGCGGCGTTTCCATAACCAGGTGATATAGGTCTGATAAAATCTGTGGAACCACCCAATGAATTTAAGGTCGAGGAGCGATTACTAAATACCTTAACTCTTTCGGTTCTACTATCTGGTGAAAATACTGATGAAACTCCAAACTCAAACTCACCCTCTGTGACAATTTGTTTGGGAGTTAAATATTTTTGCGTATTAATAAATTCATTAAATGATTCTGGTATTAGATAACCTCTAAAGTTAAAACTAAAAGTAGTTTTAATCATCCTTTCATTATCAACCATTTCGGTAGCATCCTCAAACGACTCTATGTTGGCCTTAAATTTGAATTTATTAGGTTCACCCCAATACGAACCACCACTCCAATTTATTTTTTCCACAATACTATTCATTTGTTCAATTAATGTTGTGAATATAATCGCTTCATAATTCATTGTGATATATTTTGGAACGGCTACCTGATAAAACTCCTTTGTCGGCATTAGATTATTTTTTGCCGAAAACTGGTCATAACGATTTTCTTTTGAATATTTTTGTTGAAAAAAGTAAAAGTTTTTAGGGTCATTAGCATCGACTGAATCTATAGCGATGCTATCATCTCTTGATATTGATGTTCTTTTAAATACTATAGCTGGTGTTATTAGTTGATTATTTTTATCTCTAATATTACCTCTTCTTTGAATTGAAGCCCAACGTTCAGCATTAGCGTATAAAACAGGTACCTTTACTTCCTCACCATTATCTTTTACTGTCGGTTTAATAACCTGAGTAAAGTAATACATTATGGCTGAATCCACATCCATCAAACCGATGTTTACATTTTTAACATCATCAGTTTTTCGTGTTCTCTCGATTCCACGATTAATCTCTCTACCTCTAAGTATTCTTTCAGACCTTGGTAATGGTTTGGTTCTTGCCATTATAAACTTCTCACCTCTTCAATATTTAGATTCGCCACTCTAATCATAAATGTATTTGCGATAATTGAGTGACTATTTGATTGTTGTCCAGCTACTAATTGATTTTCATTAAGACTCGCTATCTCCCAATAACTTTCATTCCATTCTATCACATCACCGATATCAACAACATAATCAACATCAACTAATGATTGTCTTAAAAATGCAAATGTTGCGGTTTGTCTTAAATCTGGCCCAAATTCATCGGTGTTATACTCCATATCGGCGGCATCAACTATGCATGCTAACTGAACACCTGGATTAAATATTTTTCCTTTTCCAGCCTCACCATACATATTAGTCTCTGTTTCATTAACTGAAATTTTATAAACTACAACAGTTTGGTTTATATAACCATCTTGTGCAGTTAATAAATTACCAACTAATTCTTTATTGATTTTATCAAAAGTGTCTATATCCTTCTGACTTATAAATCTGTTTGGCATTATTTTATCCTATGTAAATTGGATATGGAACTTTTCTTAATTTTTCTTGTAAAAACTCAGCCTCATCTTTGTCAGCCTCTAACATAGCCTTCCTACTTGTTTGTTCCAACATTTCCCTCAATTGTGTCGTTAACGTTTCTTTTTCTGCGGCCGCTTCTGAACGTAACGTATCTCCATCTAACGCCACATCAGAGTTTGGTATCGGAATAGTTCCATATTTACCTCTGATTGTTCCGAGTAGTTCTTTAGATAACGCTAAACCGTATTTTCTTATCCATTGTTTTCCAACATCATTAATCTGCGCAAAAACCATATTACTATAAGGTACATTTGAATAATCGGATATAACATCATTGGAACCACTTAATTCAGTAATTAGATTGTTATCTCTCGCCGACCTCAAGACGTAATTAAAATGTAACTTAAAATCATCTAATGGTTTTGGAAAAATTCTTAATTTGTTGTTTCTAAGTTGAAATGAATACGCGGCTTTTCTAATTTGGTCATTATATTCAATCGCTTGTATTCTGAGTAAATCAGAATATATTGGCATCATCAAAAAAGAGATGGATGGTGAATAATTACCGAATCCAAATTGGTCTAATAAATTTAAAGAACCAGCACCAGTACCAGCATAAGGGTCAAAATATCTTTGTATTGCTGGTGTTGCTTCATAGAAAACTTTTCTCACCTCTATAGCATTACCGCTTTCAGACGCTTCAGCCCAAAGAGCATTTAAATCATAATCTTGTGAACCGCTAACCACATCGATAGACCCACTTTCTACACTTACTAAACCTCCGACACCAGCTTCAGTACCATAAGCCTCAGATAGAAAAACGTTTCTACCTAAATTTGGTGTAACCCTTTTATGAGTTAGGTTAGAGCCAGTAGATTGACCAGTTAAACTTAATAAATTATCTTTAATATTAAATTGATTGACCTGTGCCGAATACTCTGTGACCGATTCTTCTAAACAAGCATAAAATTGTGTGTCTTGTAATTCTATTGAAGCGATAGGATACCCTAATCTCCTAGCACACCAAGTTGCAAAATTAGGTGCTTCGGTTTGGAATTCACTATCATCATCATAAAGACCGAAAGGTGTAGTACCGCTTACTGCTGACCCACTTCCAGCCCATATAGCTTCTGCCATAACTTATCTCCAAATTAATATATTAACTCAATAATAAATATCATAGCACAAAAAAAGGGTGAGAAAAACTCCCACCCTTTTTAAGTGTTTGATATAAACTAAGACTAAAATTAATTAGACGAAGTTGACATCAGCAACAATGACCTTACCATAGAACTCTGACCTTACCATTTTCTTAGCGTAACGAGTCATCACACCTTTACGTGGAGTAAAGTTGGTTGGGTCGTACACTAATGGAGTCATAATTAACGGTACATATGGTGCATACACAGCTCCAGTTTCTAAGAACGAAGAACCACGGAAACCGACGAGAATCTGATTCTCTGTCATGTATGGGTTCTTGTAAACTGTGAATCTATTGTTTAATAGTCCTACTTTTTGAACTCCCATTGCGTAAGTTCTAGCAGAAGCATCACCTGTTGAATCAGAAGCGTATCCTGGAATTGACTCAATGATAGTTGCTGTCTCTGGTGAAACCACCATAAAGTTAGCACCACCTCTTAGAGTTTTCTGATGGATAGCATTTGATACCGCTTGTATTTTGTTTCCAAGAGTTTGGAACCAAGTGTTCTTTGTGTAAGCGTTAGAATTACCTGAGGATGCGGGACCCGCTTCATCAAATAGGCCGGTAGCTGAATTGAATTCAAAACCAACTCTAGTTGACCATCTCTCAGTCTTAGCAGTTGCAGAAGCCATCAACATATCAAGTATTTCTAAATCAATTTCCATTGAAATATATTCACTTAACATTGAAGTAAGTTCTGCTTCAGCGTCTACTGAGTGATAAGCATTAAGGTCTTGCGCAAGTTCAGGAGTCCAGACTGCTTTCAACTTTCTTGTTTTAGCAACAATAGGAATTGAACGCATTGCAATATCAACTTCTGGAATACCTGCATCTGACTCAGCGCCTGTTCCACTTGGAGTAGCTTCGAAGTCACCACGAGTAATATCCGTTGGTTGTTTATGATACTTAACAGTATAAGATCCTGAATAATCAGTCAAGTCTGCTGGTTGAACGATGAAAGTGATATCACTTCCAGTTACTTTTGTATGTGCTGGGAAGAACGATGTAAGTTCTGTTCCTGCACTACCACTAATTTCAAACGCACGAATACCTTCTAAATCAGGATTTGTTAATGCTGACTGAGCGACAGTAATTTTTCTCAAGTTAGATAGAGAAGCACTAAGGCCTGGCTCAAAGTCAACATCTTGGAATGATACAGAAGATGAGGCAGCTGATGCGGTACTTACAGTATCGCTAGCGTCGTTAATAGAATATCCAAAACGACCAGCTCCATATAAACCTTCTGATGCATCACCTGATGCTGAGGTAACACCATGCAAATTTTCACCTACGTCAAAATTTGATTGGTTTGTTCCGTATTTGAAATCAAGATAGAAAATCAGACCTGATGGTAGATTCATAGGCTGAACAGATACGAAATCTTGTGCAGCTAATTCACCAAAGATTCTTCTTACTAAAGGAAGAGCGACACCTGACCACTGCTCATTGTTAGCAGCTGTTCCAGCTGAACTAGCTTCGTCAATTAACTGACGAGCTTGGTTCTCAAGTAGAACTGCCATACCGTGAGTCTGTGTTTCAGAACCCATTCCCTCTAACAAACCAGTTGGTTCCCATTTTTTAACGAGTTGTCTAGTTTGCTCAAGAAGTTGTCTTTGTGGATTATATCCATCCATCAAATCGGATATTGAGTTAAATGTACTTTTGTCTGACATTTTATTTCTCCAATTTCAAAGATTAATTAAATTATGTTCGCTAATTTTCTAAACCTATTCTTCAGTTCAGCACCCTCACTAATTACTTTCTTAGCTTTGGGTTCTGTTGAAGCTACTGGCTTAGAGGACGAACCTTTACTCTCTTTTAGTTCTTTTTGAACACTACCACCAAAAGATTCAGCTAATGTAGAATACACTAACTTAATTTCTCTTACGTTTTGTGCTCTATCAAATGTTTCAACAACTTTCATTTTCTGCTCATTAGAGAGACCAAAGGAGCGGAAAAGTTTGTTTGTAAAAAGTAGTTTTGCATTCAATAAATTTACTTCGTTCAACTTAGAACGTAAGTATTTAACAACATCGCGGTGTTCAGCGAGTTCGGATTGTAAGGCTTTTACATCAACTGCTGGTTCAGAAACTTCTTCATCTAAGGCTTTTAATACCTCTTCTAAATCAATATCTTCTTCAACTGTTTCAGTTTGCTTAGCTTTACCAGCTTTTCCGATTTCAGAGGATGAATATGCTTTTTTATCAAGTTTATTATCACCTGCTCCGATACCTGAAGTAACGTCGTTTTCATCGACTTTCTTTTCGTCGTCTTCTTCTTCGTCATCTTCTTCAGTTACGGGCTCAGCAACATCTTCCTCAAGGTCTTCTTCAAGTTCCTTAAGGACGCTTTCTAAATCAAGCTCTTCGTCCATTTCTTCTTCATCATCGTGCATTCCCTCTTCGTCGTCATGCATTCCTTCTTCATCGTCATGCATTCCTTCGTCGTCACCATGCATGCCTTCATCGTCATCTTTCATTCTTTCTTCCATATCATCACCCTCTTCATCATCACCATGCATTCTCTCTTCGACATCATCATCGTCGTCATCACGAGGCATTTTCATACCTCTCTCCTCCATGTCGTCTTCTTCATCGTCACCATGCATTCTTTCTTCAACATCTTCTTCGTCGTCGTCATGCATGCCTTCGTTCTCAACTTCATTTTGGATTTTTTGAGAAAGCATTGATTTTAAGCGTGGTGTGAAAGCTTCTTCTAATGCGATTTTAGCATTTTCTAGTGCTGTTTCACGAACTGCTTTTGCATCCGCAATGGCTTCTTTTAATAAGTCATCCATTACTTTTCTCCGTATTATTATTTGGATTTAATATTGTTATTATGAACAATAATAGAGTTTTATCTACTTAGGGTACACCTTATGATGGCGAAGTGGCCGAAGATGTATTTTTAATTATATATAAATATATAGAATCTGAAAAAAATTATTTATTTTTTATCATTCCAAACTTTTTCCATATTCTTTCTGAGTGTGGTTATATTTTTAGGAACAACTAATTGCTTAGCAGGGTCTTTTAGTATAAAAAAACAATTATAACAAATTAATCTGAGATTGGATAATTCGTGATTCGTACCATCACCATCTAAAAAGTCTAATAGTAATGGAGATAATAAATCAGAGCCCCTACATTCATCATAACCACAGTTGGAACATTCTTGAGCCAAATATCCATTTTTCAGTAATCTTTCTTGTAATTTGTAATGAGCGTAATTTGGATGTTTACCTGAAAATATGTCTGAAAGTTTTGCAGTTGAAAAGCCAGTATCACCTTTACGACTTATACCTTTACCAGCTTGATTTTTATTTTGTTCGAATAAATCGTAATACTTAGCATATTTTTTAAACGTATTATATGAAACTCTTAAAAGTTTGGCTGCTCCAGCTATTGATTGACTATTTTCTATAGCCCATTCAATTTTTCCCTTAGGTATAATCCTACCTTTAAATGGATTTGTCCCTTGCCTACCCATTTTTATTTCGTTTTTGTCTTGGTATTGGTTTACGTCGTTTACTCAATTTTTTTATTTCTTCTTTTAATAATCTTCTTTGTAATCTCAAATCTTCAATAACATAGTCCTTCTCTTCCATCCTACCTGATGTTAAGAGACTCATTATCAACACACCAAATGTTGTACCGATAAATATACCAATAAAAATCCAAATAGCAATTTCTATCATTTTATTCCTCCTCTCTAAGATGTGGGCTATCTTGATGTATATATATTATATTTTCTCTATCTAAATTAGACCCACTTCTTTCATACTCAATTCTAACATTAATCGCCTCGTCAAAAATTTCTTTTTTCAAATCATTGAAATCCCTATCCTTTTCAAATGCAGCGCCTAAATCTATCTCTTTTCTTTTCATAATTATTTTTCGATATCAGGATTTAGAGTTTCTTCTTTCCACCATTTATAATTTAAAGGTGGTTTATGATAGTCTTTGGCTTCTTTAACCTCAAATATTTTATCAAATTCTTTTTCATCTAATCTTTTAACACCCATAAAAAACTTTTTAGCTTCAATGATGCCAATTTTAGAAGCATCTATTGTATCGATTGGTTCCTCTGAACCCTTAGAAACTAATTTAAACCTCATTCGTTACTCCAATATAATTTTAAAGTTTTTAGATACTAAACTGGCATTAGTATTCCAATTATCATAGTAACTTACCCATATGCTCATTGTGTCTCCAATCATTGTTTGAACGGGCGATAACATAGTTCGAACCTCACCATTTTGGTTACTATAACTACAACAATTTATAGTCGGAACCTCTAAACCATTGAATCCGACCACAAATGATGTATCTATGTTTCTCCATTCCATTTCATCCGTCAACCCCTTTCTGACCCAATAACCTAAAGTGTCACCTAAATGCCAGTAATGTGATGATTCCCAATTAACTTTCAAATTTTCTTTTGGTGAATCATCTTCAGTTACTATAGCCTCTAATAATTGTAATGTTTGCCAATTATTCCTATCAATTTCTAATAAATAAAATCCCTCACTATCTTTGTTCAAATCTAAATTTAGACTTAATTCTATCTCACCCCAATCATCACTACCAATTGGATTAACACAACCAAATGTTATTGCGATAGGTATAAAGATGAGTCTTTTTAGCCAGACTTTACTTATTTTTTTTAACATATTTTTTCTTACCTTTTACTTTGTAATTTTCATTTTTCATTTTATCCCAACTTTTTTTGGGTTTTTTTCTTTTGAATTTTGAATAATGTTTTTCTTCAATAACATTATCTTCAAATGATTCATAATCTATGTTATTAGCCATTTAATATACCCTTAATATAATAAAATTTTTGAAATAAGTCAAGACTTTATTTTCCATTTTTCAAGTTTATCTAAGAATTCTGTAATGGTGTAATTCTTTTTTCGTTCATCAATTATAGATATATCCTCTAACATTTGCGGTTCTTGATTAATGATTCTATTTAGTAAAGTAAAACCTAACGCCTGATAAAAAACTCCAAAACTCTCCTCACCTATTATGTTTGGTTCATAAATGGTGTCACCCTCATTATCGCTTTTATGTAATAAATAATATATCATTTAGAATCCCCAATTAAAGTCTTAATATATGTTTCTAAGTCATGAGTTGGTTCCCAATTTAATAAATCTCTTTCTATTTTAGACTCACATAAAGTTTCTCTCATTTCCCCATCACGCGCAGGAATGTATTTCTTTGGATAAGATTCTCCAAACATATTAGCTAACTCATTTATAGAATAATTTTTACCACAACCAAATTCAAATTCTAAACCGTTAATTTGTTCGAAGTTTACATCAGATAATCTATCACCACATTTAATTAATCCGTCAACGATATCATTGACGTGGGTGAAATCTCTCCTTTGTTCCCCATCATCGGTAATTGTAAGGGGTTCATTTTTAAAAAATTGATTTTCAAAAATTGGTATCACTAATGAATATGGGCCTTCATAAATCATATTTGGGCCGTAGACATTATAAAATCTACAAATTGACATTCTGACATTAAATAATTTATGATACATCTTAAACATCAATTCACTTTGCCATTTAGTAAATGTGTAAGGGTTAGCGTATTTATCTCCGTGTATTGAGCTAGTCCCTGCGAACACCACAGGTATGTCTTTATCTTTTGCCCAATCTAGTATATTCTGTGTAGATATTACGTTTGACTTAAAAACCTCATTTGGATTTTCAAATGATGCTTGTATTCGTGGTAGAGCTGCTAAATGAAAAATAACATCAACTTTAGGTTCGTACAATCCATAAGATTCCTGTATAAACCCACCACTTTTACGAGTTGTATCACCCAAATCGACATTTCTGTAATCACAACCTTTTTGTTCATTTTTCTTTAAACCAGTTGAGTAATTATCTAAACTAACTACATCGTGCCCATCATTAATCAATCGTTTAATTAAGTTAGTTCCAATAAAACCAGCTCCTCCAGTCACTATATATCTCATTAACCAACACCTTTCCAAGTTGCACCACCATCAGTATAATGATGTTTGCAAATTAATTTTGAGTCATAATAAATTCCATCTCCGTTTTCTATTCTATCATTAGCCCAATATCTATCTTCTTTACCACTTAGTCTTTCATCAAACGGAAATTCTTCTAAATAATCTCTTTTATAAATTGCAAATGCGTTATGTAAAAAATACCTATTTTCAGCATCACAAAAATAATTCCAACTATCTTTATCTTTGAAATTACTCCATATGTAACGTGGAGTTACTCTTTTACCATCCCAAACTGGTATTTGTTTTCCCCATATGCAAGCCACCTTATTATTGATAGTTTTTTTATAATCGAATGCATTTATGACATTATCAATATCAAATTCAACTAACTCACAATGTGATGAAAAAATTAGTATAATTGAATTGGTAGCCTCTTTGACCCCAATGTTCAAACTTTTACCTGGCGTATAATCATCGTTATTAATGTGTATTTTTTTGATATTCATCCAATCGAAAGTATTTACAACTCTAATTGAATTATCAGTAGAGTTATTATTAAGTAATATTATTTCAGGCTCATATAAGAAATCATCTAAAGATTGTAGACAATGACCAATATATCTTTCTTCATTTCTACATCTTAGTATTACCGATATTTTTTGTTTCAACATTTTTTCTTCCTATTTTATATCATCTAATAATAACATTAAAGTTGAAAGTGATATTGCTTGGTCAGCATCACTAATAGATTTTGGTGGGTTTGGATGTGATTCAATAATCAAACCATCCGCTCCAGCCGCGATAGCTGCTTTAGAAATAGCAGGTACAAAGTTTCTATATCCAGTCGCGTGACTTGGGTCATAAATAATTGGAATATCACATAATTCTTTTAGTGCGGGTATCATCATTAAATCGGGTGCCCATCTAATAGATGGAAACACGTGACGATAAGATGGCATACCCACCACACCTCGTAAACAGATAGCGACCTTTTCATTACCACCAACTAATATTCTTTCAACAGCGCCTAATATCTCATCTATAGTTCCCCAAGTGCCACGTTTTAAAAGAATAGGAACATCTAATTCACCAAGTGCATCTAATAAGGTATAGTTTTGAAAGTTACGAGTTCCTACCTGAACTATATCAATACAATCCATTGTGGAACCTGTAATCTGATATGCATCCATAATTTCAGATACAATAGGTAGTCCAGTCTCCTCTCTGGCTGTTTTAAGAAATCTTAAACCATCTTCTCTTAGTCCCTCTTTCCAACCGTTACTACCGACCTCTTTAGTTATCGGATATGTGCATGGTTTATATGCACCACCCCTTAACGCGTTAACACCGACTCTCTTCATTTTTTGTGCCCAATCAACTATCATTTCTTCGGACTCCACAGAACATGGGCCTGAGATAATATAGGGATTTTCTTCAAACTGCCACCTATTTGGTGATATTGAGATGGATAACTTATCTTGTTCGGATAACATTTTTATATAATCGTTCATTTTTTACTCTTTATGTTTATTTCTGCTTGTTTTAAATCATCTTCGCTATGGATATTTGTACAATCATCTAAGTGACTACCAACTCTACGACTCATAACGCCATGTTTTACAAATCCAAATTTTGTAATTCTAACACCACCATTTCTAGTCCCATCAGAGTTTACTGTGACTAAATCATCATATTTATTTTTTACAGAGTAAGTTAGTAAATCATCTACATTTGTATTTCTATCAGGATGGTCTGGCTGTATTCCAACAACGTGAGTTATATCTTTTAATATTTCTGGTGATGATTCCTGAACAACATTAACGTAAACATCAGCTACCTCTCTTTCACCCATATAACTTTTATCCCTATCACGTAATATTATATTATCGTATTTTTTTGTTATATCTTTAACTTCATCGGACTCTGTTGTAACTATAATGCGTTTAATTAAATTGCTATTTTTAGCGTAATCTATGGCGTGTTCTACAAGTGTTTTACCAGCGATTACCCTCAAATTTTTTTTCTTCAATCTAGTGGAATCGGTTTTAGCAGGTATAATAGCTAATCCACAAATATCTTTTGTATTCATTTTATTCCTTTAAATTTATTTATTGCCCAATGATAAGCCTTTGTTTGACCCTCAATAGTCATACCACCAATATGAGGTGTTATTACAACATTGTTGTTGGGTTCAATTGAAAACTCTACCAACTTACTATTTCTAAAATCACCAAACTCATCTTTTATGACATCCGTGCCGTAACCTTTCAAATGTCCTTTTTGTATCGATTTAATTATTGAACTCTCATCTACCAATTCTCCTCTGGCAGTATTAATTAAATAACTTCCTTTTTTCATATTACCTAAAAATTTATCATTAACCATATTTCGTGTTTCGTCGGTTACGTGTGTATGTAAAAAAACTACATCAGATTTTTTAAGTAACTCTTCTAAACCAACACCCTTAGCATTAGTTATTCTGGCGTATGGGTCAGTAACTAAAACATCTACATCCCAACCATCAAACAACCTTTTCATTATTTTACCAAGTCTACCATAACCTATGATACCAATCGTCTTACCTTTTATTTGATGTCCAACGTAAGGTTCGTAATCCCAATTACCATCTTTAACAGAATGAAATGATGATGGTATGAATCTTAATAACGACATCATCAATCCAAACGCTAACTCTGAAGTTGATGGTAAATCGTTTATTAGTTCATAATCTTTTTTTAGAGACCAAACCTCTATGTTATTTTTTTTACAAAAATCTAAATCAATATGATTAAGACCAGTTGAACAGGTGTTAATAACTTTTAAATTTGAATTTATCAAAACTTCCTCATCCAAAATAAAATTTTGTTTGTTGGGATTTGTAAATAAGTATTCTGCTTGAGTCTCAAATAAAGTTTTTTTTAGTGATTTTTTATTTATCTCTGGCTCATATAACACATTACCAAAATTTGAAATTAAGTCAAAAGCTCCATTTAAATGTTTAATTGGCGTTATACAAATTATGTTAATCTGTGAATTCTGAGTTTTCATTTATAATTAAATCCTTTTCGTAACTCTTTAACGAATTAATAGTAAATGAAAATATATCATAATTCATCTTACCTATTTCTCCGCTATCATTTAAAATAGCCGATAATGAATGAATAATTTGCCAATGTTTATCGGTAAATTTATTACAATCAAATTCTACAATTATACTGTCTTTTTTATGATAATCATAGTGAGGTTTATCCCAATTAAATTTTACTTTTTCTGATAAATCATATGATGTATTTGGTTGTTCGTGCCTAATATATGCATCTTTAATTCCTGAGTAGTCGACGACTACTTTTGAACACCACGGCTCTAAGTTAAATAATAATTCATAAGTTGTATTATTTAGAATAAAAGTAATATCGTATTTTGGAGTTATAATTGGCATCATATATCTATCGTGATTAACTAAACTACCCCATTTTCTGAAAAATTCTCTGGTCGAAGCATCCATCATTTTTCTCCACTCCTTAGATTTTTGACTATGGTCTTGAGTTAGTTTTCCGTGTTGAAATTGACCTGCTCTAGCCGTTAAATGATAAACATAACTCTCCCAAGATTGAACCAAATCATAACCAGCCAAAACACATCTATTGAAAACATCAGAATCTTCTCTACACGAATGAAATTTTAAATCATGACCCCCTATTGCGACAAAATCTGTTTTATACATCATCCACGGTGCAAAACAACCATTAGTTGTCATATCTTTATTTTCAACTTTTGATTTTTCAACAAACTCATCAAACTCTTTTTCTTTCCAACCATCCTCAACATCCTCCTCAGGCCATAATCCAAAATCTTTAATTATTTTTTCAGGACCAGATGGGTGTAAAGGTGGTTCAATTCGGGTAGAACAAACAACTTTATTTTTATCTAAATGTTTAAAAGCTTCTAAATCAGCGTTTTTACCTAACATCATATCCGCGTGAAATATCATAAAAATATCAGTTTTTGAATTTTTAATACAATGGTCATAAGCCCGTCCTATTCCGTAAAGTTTGCCTGTATTATTAACTTCAAAATTTATGTTATATTTTTCTTTTACAGAATTCAACCATTCAACAGTGCCATCCTTATCCTCATCCACAAAAACTATTATATCGTGGTCATCCCTAAAACTATTTTTTCTAATAGACGGTATACAAGCTTCAAGATATCTTTTGTTATTTTTGCTTGGTATACAAAACGTTATTTTTTCCATTCTAACCTCTTTTAATTATTTCAACTACCCTCTCACAATCATATGAATTCATTTTCAAATGAATAGGTAATGTTATTAATTGTTCATTGTATTTATGAGCTTTAGGACACGTACCTTTAGCATAATCATACATAGGATAATTTGTATTATCAATGTAATGAACACCTGGATAAATCTCATTATCAGTTAGCTCATTAATCAATTCATCTCTTTTTCCATTTGTAATCAATCCCTGATACAAATGCTGTGCGGATTGATATGTGTGATGAGAAATCGTAATCGGTTTAAACCAATCAACGTCCTTTAGTAGCTCACTATAAAGGGTAGCTATTTCTCTTCTTTTTTTATTGTCCTCATTTAAATATTTTAACTGAACTAGACCAATAGATGCCATTATAGAATTTCCGTGATATTTAAAACCTACATTTGGGACATCGTATTTCCATTTGTATTTTCCGTCATCGGAAGTTCTACTGAATGTATCCTTATCTATACCCAACCAACTTAATTGTCTTACTAACTTATCACACTCTTTATCTTTAAAACAAATCATACCTGAATCAGCAGTTGGTAAATTCTTAACCGCTTGAAAACTAAAAACTGAAACATCAGCTTCCCAACCAACATGCGGTGTAGTATAACCAGCACCATCAAAAATATTCTTCGTTTTTGTACCGGCCATATGAGCGGCGTCTAATATCAATTTTAAATTATTTTCTTTACAGATTCTACTAACCGCTCTTAATCTACCAGCATTACCACCCATACCTACAAACATAACAGCTTTAGTTTTAGATGTAATTCTTTTTTCTATTGATTTTGGACTTAAACAAAGATACTCATCAACATCTGCAAAAACTGGTTTCAGTTTTTCATATAAGATAGCGTGATTGGTAGAAACAAATGTTAATGGTGTTGTTATTACTTCATCACCATCTTTCCAACCATACATTTTTTTAAAAGTGTGTAAGGCTAAATGCAATCCTACGGTGTTTGATTGTAGAAAGTGAGCGTTTTGTAAAGAAGTAAACTCTTTCCACTTTTCTTCAAATTCAATTGTTTTGAAACCCATTCCGCTCCATCCTTTATCAAGACAAATTTTTATTTCATCTAAAATTTCATCTGTTCTAAATTTTGGAACAAAAACATTTATACTCATCCTATGACAGAATCCTTTCCTAATTGTTCAAATGGTGGTTCCTCATAATCTAGTCTAGATTGTCCAGCCCCACACTCAATCATATATTTTGAAAACCTATAATGATTTGATAAATACTTCATACCTTCATATCCAAATACCTTTGAAAATTTATATCCATTCAAATATTCGGATGTATTCCCATGCGGGTCTCTCGAATCATTACCATCAGGCATTTTGATTAGTGGTTTATCTACATAATCAAAACTACCTATCTCTCTAATGTAACTAGCTTTGGAAGTTAAGAAACTACCTCTCATTGACCAACAAACTAATTTATCGTTAAATATATGTTGATTTTCTGGCCTAACATAATCTACCCACCTATCATTAGTTTTTAACCAATAAGATAGTCTAGCCTCTTCTAAAGGATTAATCTCCCACGGATAGTTCCAACCATTACCAATAACTTTTGATTTTGGATTATTATCAAAATGATTTATACATAATGGAATAAATGACCAATCATGCACAATCATATCATCTTGAATATAAAAAATATAAGTATCATCATCCAGATTCATATCCGTAAACGCTTTGTGATAAGCACCCCACTCTAAACCAATATTTTCATATTGTTGGTATTCAAAATTATCAGTTATAATTTTTGGTGGTGTTTTGTGACACGTCCAAAATACATCAATATTTTTATTCTCTGTATTTAATTCAATTAATTGGTTAATAAAATCCGTTTGATTTTCTTTACTATCAAATTTATCATACCACCAACCACAGACTATAAATTGAATTTTTTTATCCATTACGATTCTCCAATCTTTTAATATCGCTTGATACCATTTTATTAACCATTTGGTCAAACGATGTTTTTGGTTTCCAACCTAAGACTTCTCTAGCCTTTGTGGAATCACCTCTTAATACATCGACCTCAGCAGGTCTCATATACCTTTCATCCTCTCCAACATAACCACTCCAATCAATTATCCCTATATGTTTGAATGCTCTATCCAAAAATTCTCTAATTGAATGTGCTTTACCTGTGGCTATAACATAATCATCTGGTTTATTTTGTTGTAACATCAACCACATTGATTCAACATAGTCGGGCGCATATCCCCAATCCCTTTTGGAATCTAAATTTCCTAAAATTATTTTATCCTGCAATCCACAATATATTTTAGCGACTCCATCAGATATCTTTCTGGTAACAAACTCAATACCTCTTCTTTCAGATTCGTGATTAAATAATATACCACTCACATTGAACATATCATAAGACTCTCTGTAATTTTTTGTAATCCAATGTCCGTATAATTTAGCCACCCCATATGGTGAGCGTGGGTAAAAAGGTGTTGTTTCTTTTGCAGGATTTTCAACCATTCTACCAAACATTTCAGAAGTTGAAGCTTGATAAAATTTAATCTCTTTACCGTATTCTCTGATAGCCTCCAACATTCTTAATGTTCCTAGTCCAGTAACGTCACCTGTTTGTTCTGGTGTATTCCAACTCTCTCCTACAAATGATTGAGCAGCTAAATGATATATCTCATCTGGTTTAGATTCTTTTATCACTCTTAATAATGAGTTTTGGTCAGTTAAATCACCATTTAAAAAAGTTATTTTGTTTTCTAAATGTTTGCTGTTTAATCTATTTGGATAAGATGTTCTTCTTTCCATACCATAAACAGTATAGCCTTTTTTTAATAAAAAATCAGCTAAGTGACTTCCGTCCATCCCATTTACACCTGTTATTAATGCTCTCATTTTATCTCCTAAATTCTGAAAAGAAAAGTGTCATCTTTTTTTTCGTTTAATATTTTTGTCTGATTTATTCTATTGGGTGAACCATCAACAATCGGTAATGGTATAACCATATCATTTTCATCATTATCAGGCAGCCTACCATATTTTTGTACAAAAGCGTTAGTGCTATTTATTTCAAATTGTTCTAAATGTTTAGGTCGATGATTTAGATTATCATCAGGAAATCTGCTACTACGTGATGCAAAATGCCACATCAATGATTTTGTTGTTAGTGAAAATTCAAAACCCTCATTCATCATTCTTATATATAAATCTTTATCTTCCCAATACATTGGCGCAAACCTATCATCATTACCACCAATATAATCCCAATCCTCTTTTAAAATAAATCCACTTACACCCTCAGCTTTTCTGTATTCATAATCATTATTGGATGAAAACTCATCACACCAATCTAAAAAATATTTTTCATTAAAATCGTGATGATAAGCTCCAAACTCCTCTAAAGGTACAAAGGTGGTTCCTACACGTGGACTATCATTAAAAATATTAGGTTGTATTCTGTAACTAAACGTATGCCACTTTTTATCAGGTTGTTTTTTCTTATTGTTTTCATAACATCTTTCCAACTCTACATCCCAATTCCTAGCCACATATGTATCGGCTTGTAAAAAATTAATATACTTTGTTTTTACTTTACTGGCACAAAAATTCATCCCGCCACCTATACCTCTTCTAACCATATTGGTTGGTTCGATATAAACTTCCAAATTCCACTTATCTTTATTTTCATTCAACCACTCGTTTGTTCCGTCATCACAATTTTCGGCGTAAACAACAAATGGTGAATCTTTGTAATAAGAATTTTCTCTTACAGATTTTATAGCCAAAGGTAAATAATTTACGTTATTATAAACTGATACACAAAATGTCATTTCACTCATAAAGTAACCCTTTCAATTGACTCATGCGCTGGATTTGTTTCAGATATTATTTTAAAATCAATATTTTTAGACATTAACCATTCATTCAAAAACTTCGTGCTTTTAATTACTGTTTCTGCCTCATGCTTATTTGTTGGTGTTGGTGCATAAACAATATTAGATTTACCCTCATAAGAATGTTTTTGAAAACTATCATCATAGGGGTCATCTTTGAAAGAATTCATATCAGCTATATCCCAACCTAAAGTTGTTATAGACTTAACGCCTAAATGTTCTGCCAAGTGGATAGCGGTTTGAAACATTATGCCCGGCCCATACCAACGAGTTAAAGTTTTATCCAAAGTATATTTATCCCAACTATTCTCTCCACATTGTGATTTTAAGTTTTTCTCAATGGTATCAGGTATTCTATTACCATCTATAGGTAACATAATGTCACATCTAATATTATTATCTAAAATCATTTTAGGATGAAAGTGTTCATATACTTCCCAAACAACAATTGTGTTAGATGAGTAATTTTCATAAGGTTCGTAATTAGCAAAATTGAGCACGTGGAAATCAGTAACATCCATAAAGTTTTTTATTGATTGTTTTAAAGATATGATGATTTTGTCTTTTAGTTTTTCCTTAACGTAATTTACATCGTAATTATTTAGGGACGGGCCAGCGGCTAGAATAAAACAATCCTCTGTATCATAATAGTCCTTTAGGCATTCAACCCTATCAGGTATATCTTCAAACTTTTTTATTTTAGATAATAATGTTTTATTTTTTTCTATCATTATCTGATACCACTTTTTCTTTTATCTGTAATTTGAGAATAAATTTGTTGTTTTCTGAATATCTTTTCAACCTCTGATACATCCTCTGGAAAATCAACGGCTAAAGTTCCACCTTCAACTCTAACCATCTTTACTCGCTTACCCATCTCTAAAAATCTGATAATCTCTATATCCTCAGATAACTCTGCTGGTGTCTTACCACTATCCTTACCTCTCTCAAAATAAGTTTTTAATTCATCTTTATTAAAAGCGTATACACAAACCTGCTTGAATGCGCTTTTCACAATACCATTTTTACTTGATGGTATAGCGTTTCTAGACACATACATTAATTCATCATTGAGATTAGTGGCTACTTTACAGGTTTTCAAATCATTTGGGTCTTCGGATGATGTTAACTTAGCCATACAGGTAACGACTGAATTACTATTCTTAATTTTTTCCTTAACAACTTGCACAATATCATTAGGATTTAAAAGAGCTTCATCACCTTGCACATTAACAAATATATCAGCATCGATTTGTAACGATGCTTCAGCAACTCTATCGGTGCCTGTTAAACAATCTTCAGAGGTTCTTACAACATTATAATTATATTCTTTTACTTTATCCTCTATCCTATCATCATCGGTAGCAACAAAAACATTTTCTTTTCCAACCGCTTTACTTGATAAGTCAGCTACCCTAACAACCATAGGTTTACCCAATATATCAACCAAAGGTTTACCTGGAAATCTGGTCGATTTATATCGTGATGGAATAATTACTACAACTTTTTTATTAAATTTCATCTTTATCTCCATTTAGTAATTTCGTGAAAACTATCATACAAAACTTTGGTGTCCACACCATAGGTCAAAAAGTTCACTCCAATACTTTGAAACTTTTTTAATTCATTTTTGTTATGAAAAAGACATCCGACACTCTTTTTTGAATCCCTTATTATTTTAGTAGTTTTTTCTAAAATATTAAACACATCCTTATGATTGGTTGATTTTCCTAAAGTTTGTGCTATGTCATACGTGCCCACATAAACTAAATCAATAAACTCATTATCAACGATACTCTCAACGTTTCTTAAACCCTTTATATCTTCAATAATAATACCAACTATACTTTCTTGATTAATAACATCGGTAGATTTTTCATCTTTCATTTTTCCAAAATCTCCACCACGAATGTAAGGTGAAAATCCTCTATCACCTAAAGGATGATATTTAGCCGCTTTAATAATTTTTTCAACATCTCCCATCTGTTTGACGTGAGGGACTATTATACCGTTACAACCCGTATCTAAAGATGTGGATATTAAGTAATCTAAATTTTTAGGAACCCTAATCAAACCATTACACCAATTTGTTTGTGCAGCTGTAACCATTTGTTGTGCTGTTTTTAAATCAATCGCTCCGTGCTCCATATCAACAATAACGAAGTCCAAACCAGCTTTGGTCAGTAAATCAACAACCTCAGGTGATGGTAATATACACCAGGTTCCTATAACTTCCTTTTGTTCTTTTAATAATAACTTAAGCATCCATAACCTCTAAAAATTTCAAAGTATTTTTTTGAGACAACACATCACCAAAACCTAAAACTTTATCATCGATATAATAATCCGCCATTATTTTTGGACTATAACCTGATAACTTCTTTTGGTTGGGTAGATTTTCATTAACAGCATCAAATTCTAAACCTCTTTCCTTACACCATTCGACTGCTTCGGTTAGAACAGGATATTCCTCGTTATCACCCCTATTTGTCCAAAGTATTAACTTATGTCCTTCATCTCTTAATTTAATTAATGTTTTCAATAGTTTTTTATGATTTTCTGTTTGTTTTCCTATTTTTGGAAAATCAAACTCACATAACGTACCATCAAAATCAACTGCGAATGTAAGTTTTTCCTGCATAACCTTCTCCTTTATTGATATTACTATCAACAAGATTCTTTCCTATTAAATAAGCCTGTTTTATATTATCATAATCTTTATAAAAATTATCATCGTCATAGGAATAATTTGTTTTTATCCTATCATAAATTAGATTTCTAGCAAATGTACCCACCGCAACTCCCTGAAATCTTACATCACCTTGCACTGCTAAATCGGCTGTTAACGTATTGGTTCCGCCTGATAATACGACGTTTAATTTTTTTCTTCTCGTATATTGTAATTGTTTAGTTTTTTTATTTAACCTCATATTGAAATTTTTATTTACCACATCCGCAGTAGCAACTGCCTGTAATGTAGTATTGAAATCATCTTGTCCGCCACTCATAGGATACCCATCGGCTTGTAAAATCATTAAACCAGGCTTTGTCATCTCTAAAGCTTTTTCTATTCTATTTTTTAACTCAAAATTACCAATATGTAACCTATCTAAACACATACTATTGTGACCATCAGGATTTGATTTAATAACGGTTTCCCACTCTTTCATTATTACATCCGTTTCGGCGACAGCCGCGTGTAACTCAATGTTTTCTGCTCCTAACTCTATACAATGAGGTAAAAGTTCCTCTAACAATTTATCATTGTGACTATAAGTTATACAATCCATAATCGGACAAACAGCGCTACAAGCACCACAACCAATACATTTTTCCTCTATTACAAACGCTGTTTCAACTTTTATTTCGATAGGTTCAATAGCTACAGTCGGACATACCGGCGCCACACATAGACCACATTTAATACATAAATCTTCGTGAATATATGCTTTTCTAACGTGGTGGTCGCCAGGCATACCAACGCTAATCATTATAAAAGGTTTGATTCCAATATCTATGTTTAATTTATGAGCTATCTCATAAGCCCTATTAATACCATCAACAGCAGCTAAGACAACGGATGGTGTTGTTGATATGTCCAATCCTTTTGCACCTGCTAAGGTATAAATCATAGCTAGTCTTCTAACCTCTTCAGTATCCTCATTCCCAGCACCACATATCATTTTAAAATATTGTCCTGTATCCAAAAGGTTTTGTAATTCTAATGTTCTATCCATTATACTCTTTCATCTAATAAGCTAGCTCTGTTTAAATATGAATTACCAATGTTCATATAGTAAGATGATTTTGACCTCAACCAAAGTGATTCAAAGGTTATAGCATTTTTAATAGCCTCAGATAAATTATTGATATTATTATCATCTAATTCAAACACCACATTTCTAGTTTCTATCTTATCTAATAAGTTTTGTTTGTATAATTTTCTCACAAAATCAACACTATCAACCGATATGCTACCACCCATAATCGTATTTAATTTATACTCTTTTGCCTGTTCAAATACATCCCTAACAATGTTAAATATCTCATCATCATTTACATTACTTTTTGTTAGTCCAAATGATTTACATAAATCAGAGCGACCTAATACTATCCCATTAAGATACCTACAATAATTCGAACTAATTATATCAGTTATATTGTCGTATGCTGTTTTACTTTCTATATTAACATAGCATTTAATTTTTTGTCTAAGTTGTGGTGTTAAGTTGTCATCTAATGAAGTAATAAACTTCTCTAATGCAAAAGGTGATTCAACCATAGGAGCGACCATACCATCAACATTTAAGACTAAACAATTGTTAATATCACTAATAGCTTCACATCCACCTATTTTCATATTAAGGAAAATATCTGTGCTCAAACAAAGTTGTCTAAGCTTTATTAACTCTTCAAATTTAACACCTTCATCTTCAAAAGATGATTTTATTCCAACGACATTGTAATCGGACTTTAAACTTTTTAGTGTATTCAATAATTCTTTATGATTGTAAATCATTTAAAACCTTTCTATATAATAATATATCAGTATAAAGTTCGAAAAATCAATTTATTTTCGTTCAAATTCATATTCAAAAAAGTTGATATCTTTCTTAAACATCTTAGCAATAAATTCTTGGCTTTCATCATCATAATAATCTGAATAATGTTTATGAGACGATTTGTTGGCTGATGGTAATTGTGGGATTGGTTTTAGATTCAACTCACTAAACATATTATTCCAATCCTCATTCAAATTTTCAAATCTTAAAATTTTATTTACCAATAGATTACCTTTTAAATCACAAACAACATCAAGTTGATTTATAAATTCAATATTAGCTCTAAGAAAGTTAACGTTAAATTTAGTTTCTTTTAAAAAAGCGCCACTAGCCATCTCAAAGTAAATTTCATTGGAATCAACATTTTTTATACCAGGATCCATTATCCATCTTTTAAAACCCCAAACTTTACCGTCTGGCCCAAACGATTTATCAACTCCTAAATTATTCATATATAAATCTTTTTGTTGTTTTCTGAAGTGATATAAAGAAACCATTCTGTCCCACGGATTTCTGACCACCGTAAATTTAGTGTAAGAGTTAAAAATTCTTGGGTCTGTGTATTTTTGTATATCTATTGCAAGATTTGTGGTTTTTTTAAAGACCTTTGGGTGATATTTGGTATCTAAACCTAAAATTCTTCTAACGCTAACACCCGCATTTTTAGGTATGTGAAAGAAAATTAGCGGATATTTGAGACTTTCATTCATTTATTTTTCCTTTTATAAATTTATTTACTTCCTCTCTATAATGTTTTTGTGCGACAACTCTAAATTTTTGTTTGAATTCATCACTATTGGTTAAATCAGCTATGTATGGTAGATACGGATTTAAATCCCTATATTTTCTATTCTCACAGACTAACATATTATCTAAAATATATTGATTAATATCGTAACCTGATTTTGACATAATACCAGCACATTCAAAAATAAATGTATCGTCTAATCCATAGGAGCCAAATGAATCTGGTATGTCAATGTACTTTAACAAATTTGAGCTAAACAAATTAAACCAACCACCACCAAACTTAAAGTCATTTAATTTTTTTATCTTTACTTCACTTAAATAGTTGTAAACCTCAGAATCTAAGCCGTAAGGGTCATACTTCAACCATATTTTTGATTCGATGCCCATAGGTATGTATCTATCATTTGAAATGATATTCCAACCATCATCCCATAGCCTTAAAATTTGCGAGTTTAGAATATAATATTCGTCCTTTATATTATCTAAGGCTCTAAACATATAAGCTAAATTAAATTGTGAGAAAAAGACATCAGTATCTAAATACATAAAATTTTTCGGATTATATTCTCTTATGCTATTTCTTCTTTTGTCGTTTATACCCAAACATCTATTACTTTCACCATCATTTATCTCAAAAATATTTTTGTATGTCCAATCGGATTTCGATTCCATAACTTTATACTTTTCAACAAAGAAATCCTTTGGTAATTTGCTAGCGTTCCAATCCGTATAATAATCTGATAAATTTAAGGTAAAATCTAATACAACTTTGTCGTTTTTTTCTAAATAATGACTAGATATCTTTAATTGATTTACTATTCTTTCTAAGTCATCTATTTCACGCGGTAAACAATGTAATATTATATGAATATCATTCATTTAAGTATCGTTGGTTTAAAGTTATCTTTTAAAAACTCCCAACATTGTCTTTCTGCTGATATTTTGTGGTGGCCATCTTTAAATTTATCGTAAAAATACTCTGTAGTCCTATCATCTGTTTTTGAAAAGTAATGTCCAAATTTATATTTGTCATTGTAACCATCAAAACCAACTAAAGTTACATCCATATCGAAACATTTTAATATATGATAAGTACCTATTAAGCCAGTTGAAGGCCAACCACCCCCAAACTCAGCTTCTCTTTTTAAATTTGTTTCTACACTGGTTGGAATAAACACTAACTTTTCTGGATATTTATCATATTGATTTTTAATTCGTTGAACCTCTGACTCCCATTTAAAAGCTGGTGTGCCTATTAAAATGTAAGCAGTATTTTCAAATAATTCATCGGACATATATTCATCAGTCATAAATCCATCATGCACAATCAATATATCGGTTCTACTACCAACATTTTTTTCGTATCCGTCAATACCTTCAAAAAAACCCCTATTCATACGACAAACTAAATCAAATTTATCAATTTGTTTCCCGTATTCATTATCTAACATTGATGAACCGTTTCCAACTATAACCAATTTTTCCATAATCTTAACCTTTTTGTATGTTTATACTTTGATATAAGGAATTTTGTTTTTCTTGCTTTTTTATATTTTTTGGATGATATAAAGATAACTCTTCATTTGGTGGAAGATGAGCGTATGTCTTACAGCCAGTTATTCTTTCATGCACTTTACCTGCCCATCTTATATTAGGGTCATTTTTAAAAATTCTACTCTGATAATCTGGATAATTAACCCAACCTTTTTCTGTTATTCTCCATCCCCATTTGACACAATGTTCTTCGGTTATTCCATCAACCGTATTAACTCTTGGAACCCAAATCATTTCAACACCCTCATTTACCTCTATGATGTCTTTTAACTGATTTAGTAAATTTTTATGTGGATACTCATCAGCATCAATGTGGAAGATATAATCACCCGTACATTTTTCTATCACAAAGTTTTTTTGTTCAGCGAAGTCACCCTCAAACTTTTTATCATAAACTTTAATGTTCTTCGATTCTTTATGGTCATTTAATAAAGCACCAACTGGCACATCCATTCCATCCCTAACAATTATTATTTCATCTCCCTCATCAATATTTTTTTTCAATATTTTTAGTAATTCGAATAATTCTTCTGATTCATCTTTTACTGTTATTCCATAACTAATCTTCATCTTGCTCCTCTACTTTTTTCTTTTCTTCAGGCGGTAATACATCCGCTCCATAATCATAATCAGCTAATTGTAAGCCCGTAACCCTATCCAATCTAAATGTCCTATATGAATCCATTACTTTTGGTATTTTACTTAATTTATTTTTATAAAACGCTCTTATCGCACCTCTAACCAATGGTAGTGATAAGGTTCTAACTTTAGTCTCCGGGTCTACGGATGTCTGTGGGTCTTGTATAAAATTAATTAATCTTTTTAAATATTGAGGTGCTAGGCTATTTAAATCAATTGAATGTATATATCTTTGACTTCTAGCACCAGCTAATGGCCAAACATTTAAAACTAAAGAAATCCTTAATCCTGCGGAGCTTTTACCTTTATACCTAAAGTAAATTATGTCACCATTTCGGATTTGATTAATTTTGATGATTTTGAATTTTTTTATTTTTCTACGATGTAGATTGTAGAATTGCATATTTATCTCTTTATATCCTGTGCTATACCCATATCTTTACAAGCTTCCAAAAATGAATATTGTTCATAGGATTTGGCATTTTCAACATCCAATCTTTTTTCGTGCCCATCATACTTTTCTCTCATATTAGGTGGAATATCGATAACTTCAGCATATTTCCAAACCCACATTTTCATATTACCCTCAGGAAATATTATACCCTTTGAACCCATATTAACAACTGAAGGAAACCAAATAATATTTCTTTTGGTATCTTTAAATTGTAAGTCCTGCACTAATTTTGGAGAACTCTTAATATAATTATCAAATTCTTTACTATCCAATGTAAATCTACTATCACTCATAAAACCACAGTTGAAACAAAGATAAGAGCTTGATTCAATTTTACTATCTAAAAGCACGGATTCTTCAAAACATAAATCTTCATCAAAACAAACAGGACATTGAATTACTCTCTCCATATTAACCTTTCTTTAGTTTTGGTAATTTTAAATCCATTTGTTGTGGTTGTTCATCAAACTTTGGTAGATGCTTTGTCAATATTTTTTCAAACTCTTTCGTCATTGCGTTTAATGAAAATTGACTTTTGTTGATTTTACCTTGCTTCTTTCCTTTGAAAGAATAGTTTTTAAAATTAGACCTAACATCTTTTAAAACCTTAGCAGCCTGAGTATAATTAATTGTAGCCCATTGTGCTCCCTCAACGTAAATATTTTCAGGAAATGAATCTTTGTGAACATCGGTCATTTCTACTGGTAATAATATTGATAGATTTTTATTCAAAAAATCAACATGCCCACTCCAACCTGTAGCAATAACTGGTTTTTCAGCCATAGTGAATTCTAATAAAGGTCTTCCAAATCCCTCACCATGCGTGAATGAAATTAAAGATTTAATTTTATGATGATTATACAATTCATTCATTTGTATATCAGTTAACGTACCGTGCAATAAATAAATGTTAGGTAGTGTTTTTTTGAAACTTACTGTGTGTCTTATCTCCCTAATTTTTTTGAAAATAGCTTCTCTATCCAAAACAGATGGTAATGCTCCGCTAGTTTTCAAAACTAATGCTGGTGGATTTTTTGTATCTTTAAAAGCAGTTAGAAAAGTTTTTATCATCATATAACAATCTTTTCTATCTTGCCCATCAACACCCTGCAACCAATGTCCAACAAATAAAAAAGAAAAATTTTCTTTTATGTTAGATAGTTCAGATTTAATAGATTCATCCGATACTTTTAATTTTTTAAAAATATCTGTATCGGCTCCTTCAAATAAAACCTCTATTGGTTTTTCAGATTTAATTTCACCTACTTTGTTTTTATCTTTATCAAAAGAATCAAAAACAACTGAATTAAAAATATTTTTAGCGTGCACTGAGGGAACGATATTCATATCCATACGATTTAAACCCTGTATCCAATCAACAGGACAAGCAGTAGTTTCTATACCTGCGGTTATTCCAATATTATATTTGCCGATAGGTTGAAACTCATTAGGAACTACAATGTGAATATGTATATCTGGTTGCCTGTCCAAGTTCGGTTGTGATAAACACAAATCTAATATCTTTTTATCATTTGGGTCATTTTTATCTAATGCGTCCCAAGAAGTATTACCCCATCTAACTGGAAATATTTTAATATCAAATTTATCTATATCAATCAATGAACGGACTATATCTCTTGCATGCGCACCATAACCAGAACGAGTCTGGACTGGCGCTGTAACTAATAACAATGGTTTATAACTCATACTCTACCTCTATACTTTATGTAATTTAAAAGGTTTTTTAGGTTTCCATTTTTCAAAAGCGGTATCCATATGACTGATAAAGTTTTTACACATATTTTTAGCAGTCATCATAGCATCATCGCTCAATACAAAATCTCTACCCAATCCACCACATCTTTCTCTTTCATCTCTACCTGCATCATACCACTCTTTAATTCTATCAGCAGCGTCATCGAATCTACATCTATCATCAAAAATATAAGGTGTTGGTACAGAACCAACCAAAGCTCTATTAGACGGCCAAACAGGTTTTACCCATTGACCGTGTGTTAGATTTTCGTTATTAGCCCATTTTTTATCATCATGTAATGATTTGATTTTATCATAGTCCTTAGCAGTCAAAAGTTCTTCTGTATAACCACTATTATCATTGTTTGGTTTTCTTAATCGAAACCCACATTGGTCTTGTAATCCACCTGTAACATTAACAATAATAGGAGTTCCACTCATCAATGATTCACAAGTTGCTAATCCAAATCCCTCATTTGACGCGATATTAATAGTGACATCAGCTATGTTATAAAGAAAATTCATATGTTTATTATCTTCTTTATTGACTGAGTAATGAACATTACAATCTGACGCTACGGCCTCTACCACAGCTGGAATATCAGTTCCATTTTCATCAACTGGTGCCGTATGAAATAATAAGGCACATTTTTTAGCTCTCTCCTTAGGTAACATATCACAAAAAGTTTTAAATGCTAATACAACATCACCAGGCATTTTTCTTCTAATATTTCTATTATTGTAGTAAAGAACAAAATCGTACTGATTATTTTCGAGTATCCTATTTTTAAATTTGTTAAGTTCATTATACTCTGAATGTAATTCATCTATAGGATAGAAAAAGTCTTCATTGATACCATGTGGTATGTAAGTTACTTGCCAATCCTCAGGTGGATTAGTCTTCCAAACATCCTTTACAATAGCTACACTTTGTTTAGAAATATTCATAATTAAATCACAAGATTCATAATACCATTCGTTATATTTAGGAGCTGGCCAGTCGTCCCAAATATTGTAATAAAATATAGGAATATTTTGTCTTATCTCATGCTCAATTTGATATAACCATACCCAAAATCGTGGGTCGGTATAAATCATTATAGCATCAGGCTTTTCTACTTGTATTAAGTTTCTGACTAATTCCTGTGAACCATAACCATTTACTGCATATATTTTTAAATCAGCATCTGCTATACCTGTATCTTTTCGTACAGAATCATTCATATTAATTACTTTACCATTTTCAGGATGTTTTATAGCTCCGCCAATTTGAACCCAATCATATCTATCAAGCGTACCTAATACAAACTCTCTTGACATCGTTCCTACGCCGGAGGACATTCTTAAGTCATCGGCGAGCAACATAATCTTTTTCTTTTTTCTAGTTTTAACCTGTGATGTGGTTTTCAACTTAGGTAATTTTATTTCGTTCATTATAACCTCACAATTCTAATCATTTAACAATTGTTTCTCCACTTGACCATTATAATCATCCGCAAAATATTTATTTAAAGCCTCAAGTAAATCATCATAATTTGCTATTTGCTCTAACTCTTTTTCAATACTATCCATAATATCTGGATGTTCACCGACACCTACTGAATTATTTAACATATTTTCTACATTAACAATATGCTTTGCGATATGCGCCTTAAAATGTATTTTACTAGCTTTTATTAATTCACTTCTCAGATTAATCCTACTCATCGTCACTCCTTATAAATTACTGCCGCTTGGTTTAAGGGCTTTGTGTTCTTCTATTCTTTTCTTAAAACTATCATCGGACACATACAATTCCATTGAACGATTTACTAATTTTTGCAACGTAAATTCTTTTTCAAAACTTAATGTTTTAAAATCTTTATATAAATCCTCTAATAGTTTTACGGTTGTTAATTTTAAACTCATAATAATCTCTCGTATATGTATATACATATATATATCAAACTAATTAATAATAATGTATTTTTTATTTAGCTTTTGTGCTTCCTTAATTGTATGGAGTGCTCCTGCAGTTTTAGAGTTTTTATCAATAAAGGCTACAACGTAATCAGAGTATTCTGCTATCTCTTTATTTCTTTTAAAGTAGTTTGAAACATAATATGGTTTATTATATTTAGTAGCTGGTAATTTACAATGCATATTCCAATTATAATGAGACGGTGGGAACTCTACATATTTTAAACCAAACTCCAGCGCATATTTCTTAGCAAAACCATCAGCACCATCCTTTTGTCCCCCACTTACTATTTCTGTATCTAATCCAAAGTTTTCTTTTATTTTAAAAATAAAATCTTTGATAACAATTTTATTATCGTATATCCTACTACCAACTATGGCTATCTTCTTCATAGTCGTTCCTTTTTTGTTTCTTTGGTTTTGGTTTGAGTGTGAATGTTAGTATATTGTTAAATTCTTCTAATCCATTTAAGAATTGTTTTTGGTCTCCTTTTTGATAAATATATTTAAATCTACAATCTAAAGAGGTTGATAGTATTTCGTTCACCTTATTTTTGTCTTCATTTGAAACTAAATTAAACCAAGCAAAATTATATACTTTTATATTATTCAAACTTTTAATCGTAGTTTTAAAGGGTAATTTATTTTGTGTGTTATCAACGAACCTTTTTAATTCCTTAGCCATTAATTTTTCATCTTCAAACCAAAATAAAGTTTGAAATGGATAGCGAGTTTTTTCATATATCAATTCAATTCTTTTAATTACGTCGTCTTCTATTTTTTGTCCGATGAAATCATCTAGTTTAATTCTTAAAGATGCGTTAAAATAAGTTGGATGCATTAGTTTTTCCTATCACATAAATCTGGTTTATCTTTGAATTCACACCATTTACAATTTTTAGTCGTAGCTATTTTCTTATATTCTTTATTTGTGTTATGTTGTCCATTTACAAAGCAATCATCCATAAATACTTTTAACTCATTAACCACCTTATTTATGCTTGGTGTGCCATTAGCTGGTATAAATGTTTGAACTCTTCTCTGAGGAAAGTCTAAATTTTCATATAGTTTTCTTTTAACTATAAAGTATTCAACATCGATTTTATTTAGCGGAATATCATTTTGTTTTGAGTAAAATTGTTTGTATAATAAAAGTTGATTAGTTTTATTTTTATCGGCCTTCATCCATTTGTTCCAACCCATAGTGGATGTTTTGATATCAATAATTTTATACCTATCTCTCACAGTATCATAAATTAAAACATCTATAAATCCTACAAACTTAATACCATTTGGTAAATCATAATCTATAGGAACCTCAATACCAACTAGCTCATAACCCTTTTTACTAAAATACATACCACGTTTCTTTTTAAACCACTCTAATATTAGTAATCCATGCTGATAAAACTCACCCATATCACTTTGACTACAAAATTCTTCTCCGCCATTTTTTTTCAAAGTATTGACAAAGTTGTCTTTCATTTGTGTTAACAACATTTCGTTTAGGTTTAAGGCGTCAGCTGCTTTCACCGTATCCGTATACATAGTTGTTAAGTAAGTTTGTAAAACTTCATGCATAGATGTACCAAATAATGTATGAATGTTATCGGTAAATTTACCTAACTCATCGATATAATTTAGTTTCCATTTGTATGGACATTGTGTCCACATAGAAAATTGACTATAACTAATTTTTTTCATTCGTCATTTCATCGATTAACACTAAAGCAATTTCCGATGCTAATACCTCTTTTGATGAATCACTAGCCAAATTAATTTGCCTATCGGTATATCTATCCAATACCTTTTTAACTACTTTTTCAATATCCTTTTCATCAACATAATACAGGTGATTAAACATTTGTGCCATTACTACTCCTTATAATTTAAGCTTTTTAATTAACTTTGGGTCAGTACCATACTTATTTAGAATTTCAACTAACTCAATCTTACCACCCTCAGACATCATATAAACATCTAAATATCCAATAGCTTCAGATATGCTCACCTGATAATGTTTAGCTACTATTTCTAAAACCCATTTTTCGTACTGCATATCTTTTTTTCCTTTTATATATCTCAACCATTGTTTCTTCTTAGGTAGAACGTTTGTGTATAATTTATATAAGACATTTGGAGATAAATTATATTTTTGTAATTCATTTACCAACTCAATCCAATCCGACTTCATAGATAAAAATCTATGTGTCATATAATTTGACCACGTTTTTTTATCCTCATCAGAAATTTCATCCCAATAATTTGGATTCTGAACAGAGGTTATCTGATTTATGTGGTCGAATAAACTTTTTTTCTTAATCATAGACTTGGGTCAAAAGCACTTTTTGGTTTATCATCAACACCGCTACCGTCCAACATACCATCAGCAACTTTACCACAGTTACCACAACTATAAACCTGAATAGGGACTAATGCTTCTTGGCCGCTTGGTGATACTAAAGCTGATAATCTTTTTAAAACAAAAGATTGAATCCACAAATAATTGTTACAATCTTCACATTTAATCGTTTCAGCGTCTCTTAAATCAACTTGGACTTGTTGTTGTTTTTTAGGTAAAGGCCCTTTTGGATGCATACTCATTTTATTACTCCTAATAATTCTATTAACATAGCCATCGCATTGATTTCTTTATCAACCACTTGACCATCTGAAAGTTCGTATCTGGCTATTATCAATATACACTCTGCCACGTGACCAGCACCCCAACTATCAACCTCATCATATAATAATCTAAATAAATCTGCAAAATCAGTTATCTTATTATCAGCTAATAATTGTCTTATTTCTTTGAATGCGTCTTTCTTTGGTTTTGTTTTTAATATTTCTAATAACTTAAGTTTGTAATCATTTTGTATAATACTTTTAGTATCTAACTTTAGTTCATTGTTAACGATATTTCTTTGTGCTGAATTAATAACCCTACGGATATCAGGATATCCACTTTCTATCAATACCTTCAAATCGTCAATGTTACTATTAATATTTTCTTTAACCAAAATATTGTGAAGATGTTTTGCCACATCACTTTTGGATGGAGGGATTATCTGGAAAGATTGACATCTACTTTGTATTGGGTCAATAATTCTTTCAACATAATTACAAGTCAAAATAAACCTACAATGTTTTGAGAATGTTTCCATAAGGTTACGAAGAGCGGCTTGTGCGTTTGGTGTAATATAATCACACTCATCTAAGATAATCACTTTCATATCTTTGAAACCGATGGTAGATGCGAAGTTCTTAACTTTGGTTCTTACGGTTTCAACGTTATTCTCATCCGATGCGTTGATATAAAGATAATCACATTCTATATTATTTACTAACAATTTTGCGAGAGTGGTTTTACCTGTACCAGCCTTACCATATAGTAGAAGATGTGGCAAGTCCCCACTCTCAAGATAAATAGACACCTTACTTTTTAGATGCTCATTACCAATGTAGGTGTCTAGATTGGAAGGCCGATATTTTTCTACCCATAGAGTATTAGTTGAATGATTCATTAATTACCTCAATTTTTTGTATTTCTGCTGTTGAGTTTGCTTCCTTTGGATAAGGAAATAACTTATGTTTTAGACTTTTCATAAACACCTTATTCTCTCTTTTATTACCAAGAAAATAAATGTATCGATGTTTTTCAGCTTCTTTTTTTAACCAGAATGTATGTCCTATTTGTTTCTTTAAATGCTCGACATTACTACTACCATATCTACTATAAACGTTGCGAGAATGCATCCATTCACCATCTTCCTCAAGCCTCAGAGCATAAGTGGGAGCAGCTTGAAAAGCACCCTGCCCTTGATACAACCAATTAGTAGCTTGATAAATAAAGCCTGAGTGATTCTGTTCTGGATCGGCGTATGATATCAACACCTTAACATCTGGCGCATATTTCTTCAACCATTTAAAAGATTGTGATATAGCGTAAGATTCTATGTTAGAACCAAAACCATTTTTTACACATAACCTCGTTAACTCAAGTATGTTTCTGTTTCCAATTATATCTTCATTGAATATAGAACCGACAACCCTTCTACCTTTTGGAAAACCATAGGTTAGAGTGCCTATGAGGTGTTCTTCGGTATCGTCAAAGAATTTGTGTTGATTATCAGTTTTATAATATAAACCTAAAGCATATCTACAAGAAGATAACTTACCACTATAGTGATATTTAGATACTATTTTAGCGGATACCTTTTTAGGAATTCTATCAAGCGATACACGAGATGTATCAACATACTCTTTATTCATAACTGAATATAATAAAAAAAGCCAATATAAGTCAAGCCTTTTTTTTAATCTACGGTGGTTGTTGCTACTAACCAATAAGTGACATCATAGTCGTCAACTTTAAAATTGATTCTACCCAATCCTTGCGAACTAATTTCTAAAGTAGCTGATTCACATTCACCATTTGCGGTTAACACATCAGAGAATAAATTAGCGTTAAAAGATACGTTCTCAATATCAACATAATTTTCGGACTCAGCTGGAATTGTAACTCTATTAGTATTGATTGAAGAATAACCAATGACAATCTTTACAGACTCACCATCTGACAATACAGTAAAGCTATCAGTTTCAGATAAAGCTTTTTTACCTGCGATGAATTTTTTAATAAACGTACTATCAACCTTTAATCTGAGTTCGAACTCAGGAACGTTTTTTAGTTGTGGTGGTTTATTAATAACCGATAAATCAGATAACATATAGTTAACTGATGCGTTGTCATCTTTTACTTTTAGTGCTACAGATTTTCCATTTGATGATGATAAGTCAATTGTGATATCTTCTCCTAAAACGCTTAGAAGTTTTGTTAATTGTTCGGTATCATAAACACCCAACTCAGAATTGTCAAACTTCCAATTCTTCATTTTAAGTTCACCAAGTAATGATTTATCGCCAGACATAAATCTGGTTTCTAAATTGTTATCATTAGTTGTAAGAACAACAGAATTAACATTACCACCTAAATGGTATTTTTCAATGAATCTATTTAACTTAGATTTTTGCATTATAACTTTCTCCTATTGATTTATTTATTATAACCTTTTTAATAACTATTATACAAATTATTCAAAATAAAAACTTTTTTTAAAAAAACCTCTCCATTGAGTTTTGTTTATCAACAACCTCGCCCCAACCTAATGCTTCATAAAACATATCGAGTTTTTTCTTCAAAGCAGTATTGAATATTTTATCATAGTCTATATATTTTTGTATGAACTCAAGTATCTGTGGAGGGTCTTCGTGTCCCTTATATGCCACAACATCTATACCTATTGGATTTTGTTTTAAATATACCCACTTTATTTTATCACCAGCTGATATAAATTGATACTTTTTTTGCTGTTTGAAATATTTCATAAGGTCATTATAGAACAAAGCTGACTTCACATGCACAGGTGTTCCTTTATGATAAGATGTCAAAATAGAACTACTCTCATCATCATTGATAAACTTCTTTATATTTTTTACACCCGTTGGCATTGAGATAGAATCATAATTAGCTTTTTTCATTCTACTTTTAAAAGCCACAACCTTATCATCAATTTTATCTTTCGGCACATCCATCAAAATATCATCCAACATAATTTCTAAAAATTTTCTCATCGCCGCTGGAAAGTTTGACCTAACGGTATCAATACCTTTTACCAACATCTTATTTACTTTGACGCCATTATCATTGATAATCTTCATACCATATCTTTTTTTAGTAATAAACAAACCTGACTTTGCAATAACTTCCTGCTTTATCTGAAAAAAGTGTTCATCAATGTTACAAAACTTTTTAGCAAAATAATTGTAGGAGTTATTTAGATAGGTTTGAACCTCAGAGGCTATCTCTAAGATTCTTTGTGTCATCATAACATCGCTTAAATCTGAATTAGGGAATCTTTTTTTGACCAATGGTATAGCCGAATAAAATACAGAATCAGTATCGATATAGATACAATAATCTTTATTGTCACTTAACTCTTTATTGTAAAAGTTATTGGCTATGGTTTTTGTAAACTTAATCAACGATTGGCCTGTAAGTGTCGTAGCTTCGGCGTTATCGACATCATAAAATCTAAATACAGGCAAACCCAAAACACCATACATAGAATTTAATAGAATTTTCTGTAGATGTTGTCTACGATTAAAGTAACCATATTTTTCATCATTACCATCCTCAGCAAACTTTTTAGCTAACTTTCTATATTCAACCCTTTCATCAAACCACTTTGTTAACAAAGAGGGAATTAAACCTTTTTTATCGGTTCTATACATAACACCATTATCAGCCACCGAACATTTTGATTTATTGAGAAAGTCAGCTAACTCTGTTTCCGTAAACCTACCAAGCTCTTTTCCGTTGTTTGTTATCGTATAGGTCTTCTGTGTTTTTTTTATAAACTCTTTTGAATCCCAACCTGTAATTTTACCAATCTTAGTTTCGGGCGATATATTTAAAGACCTAATGGTAGATGGGTACATAGAGGTTATATCCAAATCATAAACCCAATTATGTTTACCCTTTTGTGGTTCTTGAACAAAAGCACCGGCGAACTTATCATCATTACCCAAAAGTTTTCTATTACCGATATTTTTGTTTGGAGCCACAATACCTAATTTTTTAAGGTAAACCAATATAGCACCCTCTAAATATCGAGATGACATAAACACATCCTCATAAGGACAATGACCCATATGACATATACCCCTAGCTATATCAATATGGTCTAACTTTTTATCTAACTTTGATATCAACTTAACGTCCTGCAAATTATACTCTATGAATTTATCTATTTCATTTTCATACAAATCATTTAAAGTACCATCATAACTTATCTTTTTTTCACCCAATTCATAGTTAGCGATATCATCCAATCTATAAGACGAACGTTGACTAAATGTAAATGTTTTGTAAAGATGTAGATAGTCTAAAGATGATACACCAGCTATTCTAAAGCTCTTTTTGAAATTACTCCATCTAACAATCTTAATAGGTGATAAAGCATTAGCTACATCCTGACCGACAACTACGCAAGCTCTGTTGTACAAATAAGGTATATCAAAATTTTCAATATTCCAACCGCTTAATATTGTGGGTTGAATCTCCATATATTTTATAAAGAACTTATTTAGTAAATTATATTCTGAGTCGAAAGATACAATTGTTTCATTATTAACCTTACTATCCTTAACGCGATTTCTCTCATCCAATACATAACAATAATATTCATCCATCAAAGCATCATAAAAAGCTATTGATGTTATTTTATTCTCAGCTTTTTCAACCGAAGGAAATCCATCAGTAACCTCAACCTCAATATCAAAATATAATCTTTTATGACCTGTGGATGGTTCATCGGAATCAGTATAGGTGTCAACTAATGTTCTAATCTCTGCATTGACATCACTTTCGAATAGTCCCCTTTGGTCATCATCCCACCTAAATATCTTTTTCACCTTATCACCATATAGAGATACACTCTGCCCATAGGAGTCTTTTACATAAGCATACTTTTTATATTGTATAACTCTGTAACCGCTTGTGTCATCCCAAAGATGTATTTTTTTAGTCATGTTGTCAAAAAATATATTTTGATACATTAAAATATAGAGCCTGTATTTACAGTATTTAAATCACCTGTTGTAAAGAACTCCTTTTGCATCTCACTTATATATTTTTTCATCACATTGATAACCCTCGTAATATGTTGTGTATTAGAACCTGTCATTTCTCTAATCAATATATACAAAGCCTTTTTGTTGAAGTTTTCTATATTTTGTCTTCTACGAAATAACTCTAAAACAGAATCAGCCACTCTGATATCTTTTTTTCTTTTAAAAACATTATTTAAATTATTATCCCAATAATTTAACATAAGTTCTGTAAATTCTGAATTGGCTTCAGCGTTTTCTACCTGCGAGCTCTCAGAACTCAAACTTCTCTTAAAATCTAAAACGTCTAACTTTTCGTGTTGTTTCATTTTTTTATAGTTGTTATTGTTATGTAAAATCAGATAATTTTTAGCAACAATACTAAAGTAGGAAAATGCTTTACCCTTACCAGCTTTAAATTTGTGCATATTCATAACTAAAAAAGAAACAACCTCATGCTTAACATCCTCTGATGGAACATCAAAATAATAAAATTTAAACGTATGAATAATATTCTCAGCTAGTTTTTGAAAGGGATACTCAATATGTTCCTGATATATTTTATTTCGTAAAATCTCATTATCAGAATTGTTGTATCTGATAATAGCCCTTTCGGTACTCTCCGTAAAATATTGTTTACTCTTTTTCTTTTTAGTTCGTGGCATCTACATCTTCTCCTTTTAGTTCATCTAACGTATTTACTATTTCTTTTATTTGTTCAAATATTGTACCAATCTCATCATCGGCTTCAAAGTGACCCGAATCATCAATGGTCTTTAAATCAAATTGTATTCTATCTATTTTTTGTTGGAACTCCTCAACCCAATCCTCTAACATTTCGGTTTTTGTCATTAGATTCCAAATGACATATCCCATAACCAAAGTTAGGGTCAACAATATTCCTGACATTATTTCAATTACCATAATTAATCTCCAAATAATTCACTAAATAAATCTTGTGCATTGGTGGGTTTTTCCTCTTTCTTTTCAACAACAACCTCTTCTTTTTTTACAACCGCTTTTACAATATTGTTTACACGTTGTTTGGTTTCCTCATCCTGCACAACCTCACTATATTTCCATTGGTCGTACTCTATATGAGTAGCCATCATATCAGCCTGATGTAAAATATAAGCTATGTTGGATTTCAATGCCCAATCAGGATTGTAAGATATGTAGTAAGATTTATTAGCTTCCTCATACAAACCATCGGTTAGTCTTAAACCAAGATATTCATTTTCTGTCATAGTGACACCAAACTGATTTAATAAAAATATAGCTCTATCGGTAACCGACATATAAGATAAATCACCATTATGTGTGAATATCTCACCACGATTTTTTCTATGCCATTCAGAATCCTGTGGAACATAATAATCATTATTCATATCTCCAACCTTACCTAAGTCGTGATGCATAGCCGCAAATATTAATTCTTCATCACTAAAATCAATTCTAGCTCCATCATTTGTCCATAACTCCTTTATCTTTAGAGAACAATCTATGACATGCAACACATGCTCCACATAACCACCGATATGTGCGTTGTGATAATGTTCTTTACCACTAGCGGGCGCCATACACATCCTATCCTCAAAATAATCATACATTTTATTCAACTTCTCTAAACGTTCACCTTCGAAAGTTTCGGAAATTAAGTCACGTAATTTAACCCAATTTTCTTGGATTTGTTCTGCTTTCAACTCTTTCATTTACTATTCCTCCAATTAAAAAATTCATTATTATCTCTATTATCAATTATCAATTTATGTAAATCTGAATATAATACGTGGTCTGGATTTATAGTCTCACTCCACTCATAACTGTCCCACTTACCACTTTCTGTGGGTTTATCGTAATCTAAATGATTACTGATTATTACTTTTACACCAGCGTTAAGTAATAATGGAATGTATTTACTATTACCACTAACGAAAATACCCTTTTCGTCTTTTGTAACAACATATAAAGGGAAAGGCCAGTTTTCCCCATGCCAAACGGTTGCGTACACCGCGCTATCTGATAAGGCGCCTTTTGAAGAGATAACGGCGACAACATCATTTGACGGTGACAAAACAACTAAATCAACGTCAGGAAATACACCATTAATTAATAGTTGGTCGAAGGCTTTTTTGGGAAGCCCTTTACCATTTTTATCATAATATCCAACGTTTCCATTATTCTTATGTTTTTTACCCCAATATAGTGAGTAACCTTTAAAACCATTAATTAGACCAGCTACTCTATCACAAATTCCAAGCTCTAACTCTTGTCCTCTTTTATGTTGATTACGATAAATTTCAGCCATAGTTTCATTATCAATCTTATCATTATCAACATAACCTTTTGGTTTTTTAGCATCTACAGCCATTATATAACCTCATATCTATTCTTTGTGAATCTTATGTTCGATTCTGTTCTTAACTTATTTCTATACGGATTGAATGCTATTCTAACACCCCAACCCATATAATCTAATATTTCTTTTTTTGTAACCGATTTCTTTTTACTGATGAATTCTAATATCTTTCCATAGGATTCGCTTTTGTCTCCTATCATAGAAAATTCATTAGGATTTAAAAAGTTCCAATTATCAAACCATTTTAAAACTCTTTTGTTCCACGGAAACTCTTTTATCTTTGTATCTAAATATTTTTTAGCGTTCTCAACACTACCATCGTCATCTAAAGCACCATTAATTTTATTTAAGAAATCCTCTTTATTATCATATAATAATGGATAATCACTCCCAACCATCTCTGGATAACATAACTTATTAGGTAAAATATATGGGACACCCATGCTCAAAGAATCTGTTGTTGATATTGACCAAGCTGAATATTTTTGAAACGTACCAACACCTATGTGCATTGAACGAATAAAGTCTAAGTATTCATTTCTATCACTTATTTTCATTCTTTTAGCATATGGTTTATCTAAGTCGGCTAGTGTTGTGTAGACTTTGAAATCTTGTCGTCGATTCCATAACTCATCCATTCTTTCTATAAACCAACTCCAACCTGTATAGTAATTATCCCTATGATTGAATATGATTGTTTTCTTTTTAGTCGGAACCTTAACCTTATTTATTTTATCAATACCTAAATAATGTGGTTTTATAATACTTTCCAACTGGTTTACATATTGGTGATTAAAAACTTTTTTAGCTTCTTTCAATACCAACTCTTTTAACCAAACGCTATTGACACCACACTCTTCCATTCTCAACATACCGTTAAAATTGTGTAAGAGCATCCTCTCACTATAATTTGTATTTTCATCTACCTCATACCAATGACAATATCCAACAAACTTTGGGTCAATGTTTGTATCATTCACAAAAAGGTTTTTTAATTGTAAAGTATGTTCTGGCAGGTGTGAATACACAACATCGTAATCTGTGTATTTCCATCTTATATTTGATTTAATTTCATTGTAATTAAAATGACATCTCATAGCATTTGGATAAGATGGTAGATTGATTGGTATCTGTGTTGTGTTATCAAACGTCAAACTCTTAATGTCCATAGGTGACATTATAGTCCAATGAATATCATCACGCACTTTGTTAAGTTCTTTTATTACATTTCGTAAAACTACGACATAGGAATCTTTCTCTAAATCTCTCATATACGTTATATTAGGGTATACAAGAATTTTATATTTATATTCTTTGTCGTTGTCTACATCTTTTGTGAAATCAAATATATTCAATTATCTACCTACTTCTCCCAAGTATTTAGCTTTTGTCTCATCCCAAGTAGTGTTCAATACATCAGCGTAAAACAACTTCTCCGGCTTAATCTTATTTTCATCCAATAACTTTGAGTATCTTCTAATAGCCTTTGGTTTCCACCAATTGTTGATGTAATCCATATCCTCAACATATTTCTTTTTCATAACCAAATCTTTCTCATCAATTTCATTTCTCAAAAATAGTTTACCATTCTCATACATATCGGCATAATAAATACCCCTTTGAAATCCATGCTCAAAGTCTTTTAACTTTAATCCCAACTCATCATAAATCATTTTGATTATCTTTTGCTTAACGCCTGTAACTGGCCCTGCCACACCACTCTTTTGTGTTGTCTCTCTGAGATATCTCTCTGATTTATTTTCCTTAACCCAATCATGCCAAACATCATATGATGAATCATCTGGCTTCAAACTTATTCTACCTGATGATTCTCCTAAGGTTTTCCAATGTGGGATTCCATTGTACATCGAATGTATGCCATACAATGATGTGGTGGATAATCCAACTAAGGTTTGATTATACAACTTTTTCCACATATCTCTAACTACCGAAGAGGTGACCATAGCTGCTACCAACTTACCACCTAAAAAATTAAAACCTAAAGGTTGGACACAACAAATGGTTGTGCCGATTGACGTATGATTCAACTTACCATCTTTGAATTTATTATCTTTTGTCCATCCTATAAATGAATCTCTGGCTCCTAATGAGGTAACATCGGAACCTAAACAGATTAAACCTAAAACCTTATTTGTATTCTTATCCTTAACATAGAACTTAATGTTTCTACCTGGATTTGCTGTGAACTCCATAGTGTGGATTAATCTTCTGAGTAATGTCCAATTCTCACTATCTTTAGGATTACCCTGCTCCACAGTTTCTACAATTGGATTTAAAGACTCTATCTCACTAATTGTTTGTTCTTTGTTATAGATATCTTTAGGCACCCAAATAGATTTTTCTAATCCATCAAATTTAGATGCCTTTTGTAACATTGAATAAGAGTCTTTGTTAAACTCTTCCCATTTTTTATATAATGTAATTTCCTGCACCGACATAGACTTTAGGAAATTTAAATTTTCTATAAACTTTTTTTTCTCCGATTCGTAATCGAATTTTGGTTCATCAAAAAAATTATCAAACGACATATAACCTCTTTTTATTTTTAATCATTCATTACCCAACTCGTCTTATAAATGTGAGCGCCGGTAAATTTGTATGGTTTAACATCGGTTGACTCTAAAATATCAACATAATTTACATACTTCGGGTTCATAGTGTCCCTAACCTGATACACACCATCTTTTTTATTCGTTCCTTTTATAAGAATGAAATCACCATAATTAAAAGGCCCACCCCATCTTGATAATAGATTTCGTGATAGTGCTACAAATTTATAATCGGAAGCCCTACTTATACGAATACGAGTACCATCCGCAGTTACGTTTGGTGTATTATCTGTTTGTCTGACGACAGGTTGATACATTGTAACATCAACCTCAATTCCATATTTGTAAAATTCATTTAATTGTGAATTCAAATCATCGTTTTTTGATATCAAATCATCTATTTGATTTGCATAAAATTTATGATTGCTTTTTATGATATTAGTAGAAAAAAATCCATTCACTAATAATACTGATATCAACAATGCTAAAAATGTCTGTTTTCTCAAAATAAATTCTCCATTTGTTAACTATAAATATACGACTTTTATTTGGTAAAGTCAAGCCTTTTTTTGTGGAGCTGGTGGGATTCGAACCCACGTCCAGTTTGCCCGTGATAAATAGTCATTCACAACTTAGTTAGGTTCCAAATTCGGTAGTCACCTACAACCCACCACGGTCAGTTTACAGATTGACAACTGGTAGGGTTTATTGTCTCCCTACATTGACGATCCTGTCTAACTTATTTTATGACCGAGTGTTAGACAACTCAGTATCCTATGCAGCGTATGCGTAGGATGGTTGAAAGTCAGAAACAAAATTATCAAATCCCATTTCCGAATTGGCTAGATGCCAATCAATTTCCAACCCTTCAAGCGATTTATCGCCATTTGAGTTATGAGTCTTTTTTCGCGAGACCTACTCAATCTCTGTTGCACTATCTTATCAAAAAACACCTGTCGATACCGTTCAGCCCCAATCATCATCATCATATTCACCCAAATTCATCTCTTCGTCTCGGATTATACTTTTTCTTAATTCATCAATGACACGTATAACCAAATCCCAATCTTTCATTTCTTCCGCTTGAGTCAATAATTCAATTAAATTTTCTATCTGTGACATAATTTTTTTCCTCATATTGGATAACTATAAGAAAATAAAAAAATTAGTATATTAATATTTTTTTATAAAATCAATCTTACTATGAAATTCTTCAATATTTTTAGCACCAACAAACATAAGGGATGATTTTAATGATTCCGATATATCATTTATTGTTGCCTGTAAATCTATTTTTATCGACGAATTTTTTGTATTGTTTTTAATATAAGAGTCCATAATAAACGAATCGGCACCAGCACCAAGTCCTTTACATACATCACCAATATTGTTAGTATCAACATAACCGATAACAGGCACGTTAAAGGTATCAGCAACATTAGCACAATTAATGATAGTAGAAATTTCGGGAACATCATAACCTGTTCTATTAGCTTTTTGATGTTTATATCCACTCCCACACCCGATTGTAATCGCGTCAGCTCCTGACTCACATAAGTATCGTACCGCTTCTTCTGTATTAACTGAGCCCGCAATAACTTCAACTCTCGATAACTCTTTTTTGATTTTTTCAACTGCATCTCCTACTAATTTATTATATCCGTGTGGACTATCAATAAATATGACGTTACAACCGTTTCTATATAACTCAGCACTCCTCTCAATAAAGTCATCGGATAACTTTATGCTAGCGCACTTAGGTAATTTATTTAGAAAATTTATCGTATCGTCCAAATCTTTTTTTATTTCGTCTTTTATATTGTCATTTTTTTGTAACTCATAAATGTAAAGACTTTTGGTGTCATGCCAACTATGATATAAAAGTTTCATTTGATGTGATTGTTTTTTAATTGACATATTACTATTCAACACACCAACACCCAAACAATCACTCATTTTTTTTGCCATCTCTAAATCGGTATTGTGTTGGGATAAAACAAATGGTATTGCTATTTTAGTTTTTTTTGTAAATTTAGTTATTAAATTTATATCTGATAAATCTATTTTACTAAATTTGGAAACAATAGATGAGTTATTGAATGATAACAATTTACTTACCCCATTTACCTCTACCGACAATGGTGGCCATAATTCCATAATTAGATACATCAAGATAAGCATCTTCTAATGGTTCATCTTTAACAACAGATTTTTTATCACCAAGCAATAATGTTTTAACACGTTGTAATTTATCATTCATTCGAAACCATAAACCTGTTAAAGATAATTTTATCTCTTCTGGTGTTACTAAAAAAGTTCCAACACTAATATTACCCGGCCCATAATCGTGTTGTTTATGTAAGAACAACTCATATTGTTCCTTTTGTATTTTTTTAAACTCTTTTGTCATCTCAGGCCACTCCTCCTCCATCTTTGTTATTACATCATAATCTGTTTCTGATGTGCCCTTAGGTGTATCTTTTATAAACTTCATTTATTTTTACTCACTTTATGATTGATAAAATCTTTCTGTTTTTTGAATGCTTTCTTTAATTTTTGTTTTTCGTTGTATTTTGCAACTAATATTTGTTCTTGTGTCCTACGTTTAGTTTTTACCTTAGCCTTTGTTACTTTGGTCGGTTTTAAAGTGCCTTTCAACTTTGGTTGTTCAACACCCTTGTGAAAAACGTTACCATCTTTATCTACAAACTCAGACATCCAATGCCAACCAGCTGGCCTACCTGTGGGTTTATAAGATGGTTTAGATACCTCTTTAAAAGTTTCAGGAAACATCTTATACATTCTACCCATTAAAGCTCTATCACTTATTACTGATATACAATCGATACCGACGTTACGAACTGGCTCACCTGTAATTTTACAATCCATATAAGGAACGCCATTTATGTAATACCCACCATAATCTTCAAATGATTTCGTACTCATATCTTTCTCCTAATTACATACAACATTTTTTATGTTTTTTCCCACTACCACAATGACACGGGTCATTTCTACCTACTTTGTTGTTATTAACTATCGTAGTTATAAATTTTCTATCATTTATTGTTACACCATTCAAATGGTCAATCTCATGCTGAACACAAATCGACTCTAATAATCTCAATTGAGTATCTTGTTTTTTAGATTCTACTTGCTCTTCCCAACTACCCTTACCCTCAATAATATGTTCAACACCGCTGAAATACCAATGTGATTCCGATTGTTCGGTTTTAATTACAACATCTCTAAATCTTTTAGTATTTACACCTTTACCTTTAAAAGATAAACAACCCTCATAATAAGGTATCTCAACCTCTTGTGAAATGTACTCAGGATTTATAAGAACTAATGGTTCTCTTACATTAACAACAGCAACTTGTGCATCTATACCGACCTGATTAGCAGCTAAACCAATACCATCCTTACGTTGATTAAGTATTTCAAATAATTCTGTTGCTATCTTCATACCCTCTTCTACAGATACCTTTTTTAGAGGTTTGTTAATTAAAGGATTGTGTTCAGTTAGACAATTGATTACTTTTCTCATAACACCTCAAATTTTGAGTGCAGGACTGGATTCGAACCAGCGAACAATGGTTTTGCAAACCACCCCATTAGACCACTCTGGCACCTGCACGGCCCTCTGCATCTGCCACTCTTTGTTTAAACTTTCTGTTTTGCACCTCTAATATATGTTTACAATATTTAATTTTATGTCTCCTACGAAACTTAAATGCTGGACAATCACACGCCCACTCAATACGAGATGGGTCAAATTGAATATCATAATCCTTTCCATCTATCTTATGATGTTCCCAACCATACTCATCAATCAAAACACCATCAAACAACTCTATAATTTTATCAATAAGTTCAGACATTACCTAATACCATCAGTAATCCAAATACAAAAAATATCCACAACAATGTCAAAAATTCTGCTATATGATATAACCATTGTCTCCAACTCATGCTAATTCTCCCCACATAATTATTTCTGAAATTAATTTATCCTCTGCTTCTGTCCAACAAGTGGAATTCCAATTTTCCCACAATGTGGTACCAGACTCATCTTCTATTCTGTGAACTCTAAGTTCACCACTATAATCCTTATCATATGAAATTGTGTAATGATTTGATACCGAAACAACTGGCTCTTCGGTTGTCAACCATTCATTTACAGCCTCACCAACCGTAGATTGATATAGTGTTTGATTTGAATTTAAAACCTTTTCGTTCATAAAACCTCTTTATTAACAATAGAATATAAGAAATAAAACATATATTTGTCAAGCTTTTTTTTAAATTATTTTAAATAATTTGGGCCTGTCCACTCATACCAACTGGTATCTTTATAAAAAACATTACCTCTGGCATGCTTAGCTGGTGCATTCCAACTAGCAGCTTTGAATGTATCACCCCTATTATAGAGAATATTTTTATGACTATCACTATCAATAGCGACGAATCCCCAAACTCTCGTACCTTCCAAAACCTTTATAAATTTCCTACCATACTTAAAACTTATGTCAAATTTATCAACATTAAATCCACCCCATTTTTTATACTTAAGAATAATATTCTCTCTTAATCTTTCTAATGCGATATCCATATTTCTTTCTATATTGTTAGAATCATATTTAGATTCATATGTTTTTTTTATAACTGGTTTTTCTTTTGTTGATTTCGGAGTTACTCCGTTGATAAATTTAAAACTCATTATATTATATTTCCTTTGTTTTTCATACCTTAATATACGAAAGAAATACTATATTTGTCAAGCTTTTTTTTAATTTATTTTAAAATCGTAGGTTTCCTCAAACTCATCTGTCTTAATCATTCGTATGGCATCCCACGTTAAAGCCGTACACGCCTTAGCACATAACTGACAACCAATACACTCATCGAATCTAACCTGAACTGGCGGAATTGGAATATCATATTTTTCTTTTGGTACTGGCTCTATGCAATCCACAGGACAGAAAGGTATACAAACCTGACAGCCAGTGCAATTATCCTCATCGACAACTGCTACGGATTTTGGTCTTTTCTTTTTGAATCCAATTTTGTTGGCTGGTTCACCAACTGATTTATAATGGTCGTACATTTTAATAATTAGTAAAAAAGGGGGGAAATAAATCCCCCCCTTTAAATTACTTAGAAATTGACAACTAATCCAATGTTAGCATAACGTGGTGT